TCACACCGCCTCCGACAGATTGGCGGGTTTCACCCCCAGGATATCGGCTATCAGGCCATCGGCCTTTTGCTCCAGCGCCAGTATGTCCCGCGTCACTGCATCAAGGCTGCGCAGCGGCTTGTGGCGGTAGAAATACTTGTTGAAGCTGATCTCGTAGCCAATCTTGACCGTGTCGAGGTTGATCCAGGCCTCGGGCACATGCGGCTTTACCTCAGCCTTGAAATAGCGGTGGATGCTGTCCTTCAGCGGCACCGCCTCGCTGTCGCGCAGATCGGTGCTGGATTCATAGGTCAGCCAGCTGCCATCCGGCTGGGCATAAAGACCGAAGTCGCCCAATTCGTCGATGCCACAGCCCAGTCGCGCCGCTGCTGCCTCCAGCTCCGCCCTCGTGTACCGCTGGATGCTGTCGATGACTTTTTCCGCATCATCGGCATACCAGCTGACGGCGTTCAGTATCGCGTTCTTATCGGTCGCGGTCAGCTTGATCTTGCGGACCTTCAGCACCTTGCCCACGTGATCGCGGAAGGCATTGAAATCCGCCGTCTCCTCGGTGCCCACGGCCTGCATCAGCTGATGGCTGACCCCGATCAGCTCGCGCTGGCGTAGCCAGAGGGAGGTGTCGACCAGATTGCCACGCTGTTTGGCGTTCAGTGCGATCTCTTGCTCCTCGCACCAGCCCTGGATCGCCTTAGACTGTGATTTCAGGAAGCCGGGCTCATAAACCTTGTCGCCATGCTCGGCCCACAGATGCTCCATCGGCTCGCGCAGGGATTTGTCGAAGCGCAGGGACTCCAGCCGTTCCGCGCTGAACTGGGCGCGGCGGCGGTCGGGCCGTTCGATGGTGACCTTGTGATAGCCGAAATCTGTGTTGCCGAAGATCTGCACCGCGATGCCGGTCGGATCGCCGTTCGCGTCAAGTTGGCGCTCGACCGGTTGGAAGGCCTTGTAGGCGGCGATGATTTCGTCGATGTGTTCCGGCGCGAATTCGCAGTTCTTGTCGCCAAGGTTCTTACGCAACTTTCGGAACACCAGGTTGGCGTCGATCAGTTGCACGCGGCCACGGCGCGCGTCTAGTTTGGCATTGGTCAGAATCCAGATGTAGGTGGTGATGCCGGTGTTGTAGAATAGGTTGTTGGGCAGCTGGATGATTGTATCCAGCATGTCGTTTTCAATGATGTAGCGGCGGATGTTGGATTCTCCGCTGCCCGCGTCGCCGGTGAAGAGGCTTGAACCGTTGTGGACGCTGGCGATCCGCGAGCCTATGGTGCTGTTGGCAATGGGCTTCATCTTGCCCACCATTTCCATCAGGAAGAGCAGCTGCCCATCGCTGGAGCGCGGGGTGGCGTCGACGGTTTCGGTCTTGCCCCAGTAATCGGTCAGTTCTACCTGGAAACGCGGATCAATGACGTCGTTACCGTCTTTGATGTGTTTCAGGTCGCTCTTCCAGCTTTTGCCGTAGGGCGGATTCGAAAGCATGAAGTCGAAGCGATGCCCCGAGAATTCATCAGTGGCGAGGGTCGAGCCGACCTTGATGTTCTCTGGATTGTTGCCCTTGATCATCATGTCGGATTTGCAGATGGCATAGGTCTCATCGTTGATTTCCTTGCCACAGAGATAGACATCGCCCTTAGCGGCGATGGACCCTTCGGGATCTTTGATGTAGTTCTGGGCCTCGGTCAGCATCCCCCCACTGCCGCAGGCGGGGTCGTAGATGGTCATTACGGGCGGCAAATGGCCACTGATCGGGTCAAAGATGAGGTGGGTCATCAGGTGGATGACCTCACGCGGGGTGAAGTGTTCCCCGGCTTCTTCATTGTTTTCCTCGTTGAACTTGCGGATCAGCTCTTCGAATACATAGCCCATTCCGAGGTTCGACAGGCCAGGCATCATGTTGCCGTCCGGATCTTCGGCGTCGTGGGGCGTCAGGTTGATGTAAGGCGAGATGAACTTCTCAAGGACGTCGAGAAGCACCTGCTTGTTCGCCATGTGCCGCATCTGCTCGATCAGCTTGAAGCGGGCGATGATCTCCTTGACGTTGTCGCTGAAGCCGCCGAGGTATTCCTCGACGTTGGCCAGCAGGATCTGCTGGTTGTTCGTTGCGGTTGCATATATCTGCTTAAGCGTCCACTTGCTGGTGTTGTAAAATACATAGCCCGATGCCGCGGTCAGGGGGGCATCGTCCAGTTCCGTTGCGTTCATCTCTTCGCGCTGGAAACGGACCTCCTCCACAACAGCCGATTTCGTCGGTTCCAGCAGCGTGTCGAGTCGGCGCAAGACAACCATTGGCAGGATGACGTCACGATACTTGCCGCGCACGTAGACGTCGCGGAGGCAATCGTCGGCAATCGACCAGATGAAAGAAATCAGCTTGTTGTGTGCGGCGTGGTTCAAGGCACTTACTCGTTTCTGTCTCGATATTCATGACGTTGGATTAGCGGTTCAAAAGGCGTCCAGAACCCCCTTACATCTTCCATTCCCACTGTCGCATTGATTCGAGCGAAGTCCCGTTCATTCCTGCGACCGCCTCAGACGGAATAGATATCGAGCCGTGCTGCCGTTCTTCCGACCTGAAAAGTGCAAGAGACATACCCAAATCGCCTCCTAAAGAACATTGCAAGAACGTATGACCCAGGGTAAAATCAGTCAATCATTTTTCGACGCTGGCAGATTGGTTTGATCAAGCGACGTTCTGAGTTCAGGAGTGAATATGGCCAAGAAAATGCCAGAGCGGCAGGGATAGTCCTGGTTTTCCGGGGCGAGGGAGGTGGATCTCTAGTTACATAGCCCAGGTGCACGGAAGCCAGTCGACGTTTGTTCCCGGTTTTGGAGTTACTATCGGCGATACCGTCTAGGCGCCATGCTCGTATCCCTTGTTTGAGAAGAAGGTGGTTCATACGAGCCTCAATGAGGAGGCGGTCTTAATCGACGGCGGCTACTGCGCCAACAATCCAACGCTCTACGCAATCGCCGACGCGATCGACCGTCGCCATCAATCTCGAGAAAGTCCTATCTGTACTTGCTGCGCCTCTACTAGAGCGGAAATCTCCGAATATAGATCAATCGTCTGTTCTGGCGCAGAAATCGAGATTACTAGTGAGTAGCGAGCTTTATCTGAAGCACGCCTTTGGCCTGCATGAGACTTCCACCATCCCCCAACTGGATAAATGGCAATTGCGTCATGCAGAGCAAGATCTGCTGCATAGCCGCGCCACATATCGCAATGTAGAGATCCTGCCTGGATTGCCTTGAGGCCAAGCAGCCAATAGCTCTGCTCATGATCAGTGTGAGTGCCATCGTTCGGCTGACTCGACGATATTCGCCTCCTGAATCGTGCGTCCGTCTCTGCGCGCTTCTTCATTTCAAATCGCAGCCCAAATGAACGATATGTGTCCGGACGCGTAGCTGCCCGACCGGTGAGGTTGGGTTCTATGAAATAGGAGAGCGTCACCTTCATGGTGACAATCTCATTCTCCAACAATTCGAGAGCCGAAGTCGGCCACGGGAGTTGATAAATGTGCATTTCATTGAATACGGCTGAGCCGCCCGTGCTTTGCGAATAGGGCTGTATCTCAGCCTGTGCAACAAGTGTTACATCGTTGCGCGCCGACATGACTGCACGCGAGAGTTCTGGAACTCCATAACCGACTTCTCTGAGCGCTTGTCTCATCTGAGCCTTGGATCCACTCTTCCAATGCGCTCCGCGCCCTATGAATTTCGTCCGGATTGGTCCAGGCCACCGGGCTGAATCCACAGTAAGGGCGCGGTGTGTTTCTGGCCAGAGATGGGGCAGTGCTGCCTGCAGTTGCCCGACGAAATTGCCGGCGACACCAACCGCCGCGCTTGTAGCCCAAAACGGAACCAAGGGATTTGAAACCGTGTCGGAACCGGTCGACAAGAGCGATACGGCCGGATTCCAATCACAAAATCCGCTTTCATCGGCTAGCATATTCCCTGCTTCGAATAGCACTTCCGGCTTGATCGGCACCAAGTCGTCAGGGAGTGAGTGCGAGCCCCTACTAAATGGGCTGCGATGATTGGCGGCAACTGCGGGCGTTAGAGCCGGCGGTGGTGGCGGAGGTTGGTCTTTTCGGGTTATTCCTCCCACGGTCAAAGCGTTCCAGCTTTGCGACGGGTCTTCGAGGGGCTTGCACGGAAGAACATCTTCCATCATTCCTTCAAGCGAATTCCCTGTTGAAACCACTATCAGGCGCTTGGGTCGTGCAGATGCAGGTATTGCTTCTTCGGCCTCAATCGGCATAGCCCCCGCAGCAATCTGGTCTAGCGCTCCGCTCCAGGTTGAGGGGCGATGTGGTGGAAAATCTGTTGTGGACACCGCCAGACAAAAGCTTCGGAGAACACCTGGTCGTTCTGACTCCACTGAGCTGATTGCTCCTTGTGTGACAAGGCCATAGCTAGGTGGATCCGTCGCTGGAAAGCCCAACGGGGGAAGAAGCTTCATTGATTCAACGCCATGGGTGAGCTGAATCGCATTAGCTCCATTCATCAGAGGCTCGAGATCACCATGCAATACTAACCCGGCCAAGGGGGTACCGTGACCTCCGTCGGCGTGGTGATCATCTGCGCCCCAGGCTGCGTCATATGCCCATGCGCCACGCAATCCCGGTGAGATAAGTGGATGACCAGAGGATATTCCGGTATCAAGCGTGCAAACTACCGGAGAGTTCTCAGGCGGCGCCACCACACGCGCGGAAAGTTCTGCAACCCACTCGTGCTGATTTACCCCCTGGCCTCCGCTAAGAAATATCTCGATGGTACCAGTGGCCTTCCGGACCTCCGTGATGGCGCCAGGGATGAGCGCAGCAAATGAGGCGATGCGACCGGCAGACGAATGTAGAAAAATTACGGTAGTGTCCGGAAAGAACAGGCGGTCTGAATGCACGTCTATGCCCTCTCCGACGGCAGCCGAAGTGATCCGATCCGCGAGAATGCGGGGTTGGCGAATCCATAGTTCCCACCAGCCAACTTCGGCGTTCGCAAGATCTACATCGCCTGTGAACAGTGAAGAGAGGTTGACAGCCCGAACTTCTTCTATGACCTCAAACCGCTCGACATCTGGCCTTTGTTGATTTCCAGGGTTACGACCGTAGTTCTCGATGCGCATACGCAAGTAGTCGCTGGCCTCGTCCGGAATGAAAAGAAGTGCACTTTCGGACCGATTTTCATTTCTCGTCGTGCGCAACACAGATATTTCCTGTGCCGGAAAATCCAGATTGCTAGGAAGCTTCACGGCGGTCGCGCGCGAAGTCTCGGCCGGAGGCATTGTATGAACTTCAACTACTCGACCAAGCTTTATCCCCTCAATCAGTATGCGAGAGTCATCCTGCCCTGTAGGCCGAGCACTGAGTGCTTGCGCCAGCTGAACGAGTAAAGCCTCCGCGTGAGCGGCATAATCATCGCGTAGTGGTCTGCGTTCTTGTCTGCGGGAAGGGAATGTATAGTCGAGCTTCTCAACAAAGCGATCAATGGAAAGGTGGGGAAGGCGCCGTTCCCCGAAGCTGTCAGTTTCCGGCATGTGATCCTGTCAGATGATAGGTCGCCTCTTTGGATGACATAGCAGTTTGCCTATCTAGTAGCTGAGTGCCGGAATTTGTCTTTCAGCGATTTACGATTTTGCAATGCCATGCGTAGAGCGTCGGCAGAGGCCCTTGATGCCCCCTCTATGATAGCATCTTTGATAACTGCATCTGCTGCGCGCACCAGTTCTCCTTGACTTAACCCAATGAGGGTTGCCTCCAGATCGGGCCAGAATTTTGCGGCAAACTTGAATTGTCCCAGCCTTTTTTCGATGATTGCACGCGCCGCTGCCGCATCAGGCAATTGATATTCTATTACTTCATCAAAGCGTCGGGCCAAAGCTTCGTCCAGGATCTCAACATGATTTGTTGCGGCCAGAACGAGGCTGTCAGTTGAATTGGGCTCTTCCATGAAAGCCAAAACCGAGTTTAGAACGCGCCGGATTTCACCTACGTCATTCGGATCACCTCGGCGAGCACCAATTGCATCGAACTCGTCGAGTAGATAAACGCCGCGTGTTTGGGCAATTTGATCGAACAAGAGTCGGAGCTTTCCAGCAGTTTCGCCAAGGTAGCGACTGAAGAGAGCCTCCAAGCGAACGGTGAATAGCGGCAAGTGCAATTCGCCGGCCAGCGCTGAAGCTGTCATCGTCTTCCCTGTGCCGGGCAGACCCACAAGAAGCATATGGGTTGCCGGAGTTTGACCGTGTTCACGCAACGTAGCGCGCTGCTGTTGTTGACGGACAATCCGATTCAGGCGTTCTACAATTTCTGCAGACAACACCATGTTTGTGAGTCGAACCTTTGGGTAGGTGCTTTCTACGAGACCCTGTAACTCACTTCGTGGCCGGGCAAGAGGAATCGGTGTCTGTCCACCTGCAACCTTGCCAAGTCGTCGTTGGTCTCTCGCCTTTTGGACCAACTTCTTGATCTTCTCTGCTTCCTCGGAGTGCCCTTGTCGCGCTTCCTGTGCCGCGATCTGCATAGCTAATGACAAAAGCTGATCTTCGTCTCCGTCGATATGCGAGTTGAGGAGCGCTAAAATATGCTTTGTCGACATTTCTATCCTCCTCTTGATGCGCGGAGATTTGCAAGTGCACGCTCATATTGAAAAGGGAGCCTTAAAACGCTAGCTTAGCAGACCGTAAAAAACCACTAATATTCCTGAACGACACTCATAGATCTATGGACGCCCAATAGGTTCCCCTCGTTCATCAACCTCGATTGTTCACTCCAAGACCTGCTGGCAGTTCCGATTAAGCCTTTCAATGAAACCGAAGATGGAAAACCCTCTATGAGCAGGCCGAGGACCTCAGGAGACAGGTAGGCCAGCCGCATGGTCCGACTGACAAACCGTTCTGTCACCCCCTCCAACTTTGCCAGATCGCCTGCCGTTGCGACGTCGCCGCTCTCCAGTCTCCGTCGCCATGCCCAGGCCCGTCCTAGTGCCTTGAGAATGTGTGGATCTTGTGCACGCGCCTGCCGGGCGGCTACGTCTTCCGGTGGCAGGATCCTGGGGCGCCCGTTGCGGCGGCGGATTGCAAGCGGAATCACGATCCGAATAGTGTCGTTGGAACTGCTCATTCGGCCTCCTTGTTGGTGCTGACATTCAGGTCCCGGATGAGAGTAGCGATGCCATTATTGCGAAATTCCACGGCCATGCCGTTGGGGCCCACCGTGACCCTGTCGACGAGAAGCCGCACGATGCGCGCCTGCTCTGCCGGAAAGAGCGCTTCCCACAGGTCGTTGAAACGTCGTAGGGCCGCAATGATCGCGCGCTCATCCATGGGCAGGCCGTTGCGGCCCTGCGCCTCGATCACGCGGGCGGCGACCTCGGGTGCGCTGATGATGCGTCGCATCTCGGCGACGACCGCACCCTCGACCATAGCGGCGGCAAGCCGCATGGGGCCCGCACCGCCCCCCGTGTCGCGATTCCGGATCAGGTCCATCGATGTGTAGTAGTGGTAGAGCCTCTCGCTCTTTCGCGTGTAGGTCGGGGTCATGGCGGCGCCGGTGTCTGTGAAGATGATACCCTTGAGCAGCGCCTCGGAGCTGTTCCGGTTCTTGGCGCGCCGCTCGCGCGGGCTCTCTTTCAGGTTGGTGTGAACGCGGTCCCACAAGTCCTGAGAGATGATGGCCTCGTGCTCGCCGGGATGGGATGTACCCTTGTGGACCGCCTCGCCCAAATAGACCCGGTTGTTGATGAGCTTGTAGATGAAGCCCTTGTCGATGCGATTGCCGCGCTTGTTGCGAACGTCCTCGGCTTGCAGGGCGCGCGCCAGTGTGGAGGCGGAGCCGAGAGCGGCGAAGCGCTCGAAGATCATCCACACCGTTGCCGCCTCCGCTGTGTTGACCACCAGCTTGCGGTCCTTCACGTCATAGCCCATCGGCACGAAGCCACCCATCCACATTCCGCGCCTACGCGACGCCGCGAACTTGTCGCGAATGCGTTCACCGATGACCTCGCGCTCGAACTGGGCAAAGCTGAGCAGGATGTTGAGGGTCAGCCGCCCCATAGAGGTGGTCGTATTGAATGACTGGGTGACGGACACGAAGGTGACGCTGTTGCGGTCGAAAACTTCGACCAGCTTTGCGAAATCCATCAGCGAGCGGGATAGGCGGTCGATCTTGTAGACGACAATGACATCAATGAGCCCTGCCTCGATGTCGGCAAGCAGCTGCTTCAGCGCTGGGCGCTCCAGTGTGCCGCCGGAGAACCCACCGTCGTCATAGCGCTCGCGGATAGCAGCCCAGCCTTCCGCTCTCTGGCTGGCGACATAGGCTTCGCAGGCCTCCCGCTGGGCTTCGAGGGAGTTGAACTCCATGTCGAGGCCTTCCTCGGATGACTTGCGGGTGTAGATGGCACAGCGGGAACGCTTCGGCATCGGGATCACGGATGGCTTGTTCATGCCCGGTTCCCTTTCTTGCCGCCCATGCCGAAGAAGCGAAATCCGTTCCAGCTCGTGCCCGTAATGGCCTTGGCGATGGCGGAGAGGGAACGGTACTTGCGGCCCTGCCATTCGTATCCGTCAGCCAACACCGTGACCGCATGTTCCACCCCGTCCCACTCCCGCATGAGCCGCGTTCCGGGCATGGGATTTCTTGCATCAACCGACATGCTCTTTCGCGCGACCTTGCCTTCCGCCTCGTCGGCGAGAAGATCAAGCACGCGGCGGGTTTCGCGGCTCAGGCCGCCGTAGATCAGTTCCTGGATGCGATACCCGATCCGCAACTCCAGAAAGGCCCGCGCGTTGTTGGGAGCAGGCGTGCCAAACAGGGTCTCCCACTTGGCCTTTAGCTCATTCACCGACAGCCGCTGCGTCGCCGCTAGCTGGGCAAGCACGGCCCCGTCTGTGGCGGCATCCTCACCAGGTCGCGGCAGGGGTTGTGGCTTCGGTTTCGTCGCGGTCTTCATCATCACCCTCCAACTCGGTTGCGAAGTTTGCGACGATGAACACCGCTCTTCAGGGGCGAGAAGTCGACCAAACTGTCTCGGGCAGCCGCAGATAAAGTGCTGGACTGTTGAGGCAGGATACGACGCAGGCCGGCGCTTAGAATCTGCGCCAGTTCATCGAGGCGCTCGGACGGCATCATGCGTTCCGGCGGGGTCCAGTTTGGGGGTGGTGCGCTGCTCATCAAGACCGTTTGCGTTTGATGTTGATGGGCAAGTGAAGCGCTGCGAAACGCCCCAAAGCAAGCTCGTTTCAGCGCATCGAAAACCGCAGGCAAACCTTCGAAATCGAGCGGGCTACTGTCGTGTGGATAACCCGTGAGTCCCGGTCACTACTCGTGCCATGTGACGGGGACATTCTGGCGAATCGCCCATGAAAGCCATGCGTCGAAGGTGCTTCGGAATGCCGTTTTCGCTTCTGGCAAATCCTCGGCGTCACCGCTGCCATTCAGTGCGGCTCCTGGCAGATAGGGGCCGGTCACGGTCCAGAGCCAGCCATGCCTGCTGCCACTTCGGAGCGTTGCGAAGATGCGGCCGGCGGTATGGTCTGCGACCATCACGCGGAAATCATTCTCGCCGCTCCGGGCCAGATGCAGCTGCTGATCGACGAAGATGCGCGGGTCGAATCTGTGATGCATGGCGAAGTCTTATGATTCATCACGGCGCTGCCGCGGGAGAGAAAGGTGTTCTGGCGAGCCATTCCCTGAGTTTGGTCCATCGCAGGCGGCCCGAGACGTTCTTCACCGCAATCGCCACGGCCTTGGCTTGCCCGACAATGACCACCAGCTTCTTGCCGCGTGTAATGCCGGTGTAGATCAGGTTCCGCTGCAGCATGGCATAATGCTGGGTCATGACGGGGATGACCACGGCGGAGTATTCGGATCCCTGAGACTTGTGGATAGTCGCGGCATAGGCGGGCACGAGGGTGTCGAGTTCACCGAATCCGTAGGTGACGGCGCGGCCATCGAAAGTGGCGATCAGTTCTCCGGTGTCGAGGTCGACCGCATCGATGTAGCCGACATCGCCGTTATAGACCTCCTTTTCGTAGTCGTTTTCGATCTGCATGACCTTGTCGCCGGGCGCGAATGTCCAGCCGAAGCGCTCGACCTTCTGCTCCGTGGCCGGGTTGAGCGCCGCCTGAAGCTCGATGTTGAGCGAGCGGGCGCCTACGCCGCCCCGGTTCATGGGGCAGAGCACCTGCACATCGCGGATGGGATCGAAGCCGAAGCGGTTGGGGATGCGGTTCTTCACAAGGTCCACGATCAAGGGAACGGCTGCCTCCGGGTCTGCCGCATTGACGAAGTAGAAGTCGCTCTCGCCCTCGGGCTTTGCGAGATCAGGTATCTGACCCTTGTTGATGCGGTGCGCGGCGGTGATGATGCGGCTCTCGGCGGCCTGACGGAACACCTCCGTCAGGCGCACCACCGGGATCGCCTCCGACTGGATGATGTCGGCCAGCACCTGGCCCGGGCCCACGGAGGGTAGCTGATCGATGTCGCCGACGACGAGCAGGGCGGAGCTGTCGGGCAATGCCTTGAGGAGGGCATGCATCAGGGGCACGTCCACCATGGAGGTCTCGTCGATGACCAGCAACTCGCAGTCGAGCGGGTTCTCGGCGTTGCGCTTGAAGCCGCCACCCTTCGGATCGACTTCCAGCAGGCGATGAATGGTCTTCGCCTCGAAGCCCGTGGCTTCGGTCATGCGCTTGGCGGCGCGGCCCGTTGGCGCGCAGAGCAGGAGGTTGACGCCCTTGGCGGCAAGAATGCGCAGGATAGAATTGACGATGGTGGTCTTGCCAACCCCTGGACCGCCAGTGATGACCAGCACCTTTGCCATCAGCGCTAGACGGATGGCGTCCTTCTGGCTCGGCGCGAGGCTGAGGTCCGTCTTCTGCTCGATCCATGGCATGGCCTTGTCGGGATCGATCCAGGCCCATGGCAGCTTGCCGCTGGCAAGTGTCTGCAGCCTCTCGGCAATGGCCTGTTCTGATTTGTAGAGGCCGGCAAGAAACACGCAGCGGGTTTCTCCGACCGCATCGGCGATAACGGTGCCCTCGGCAAGCTCGAGGTCCAGCGCCGTCTGGATGAGTTCATTCGGCACATCAAGCAGTTCGACCGCCAGCGGTGCGAGTTCTTCGACCGGCAGGCCGCAGTGACCCTGGTCCATGGCTTCCGTCAGTGCATAGGAAATCCCCGCCCTGACACGGATCATCGCCGTCTTCTCGATCCCCAACTTCATGGCGATGGCGTCGGCCGTGCGGAACCCGATGCCTCGGATGTCGCGGGCCAGCCGGTAGGGATTGTCCGTCATCACCTGGATGGCGTCGGCGCCATAGGTCTTGTAGATCCGCACCGCGCGCGCCGTGCCGACGCCATGGCTGTGCAGGAACACCATGATCTCGCGCACCGCCTTCTGTTCCGCCCAGGCGGAAACGATCCGCTGGGCACGAACCGCGCCGATGCCGTCAATCTCCCGCAGGCGCTCAGGATTGGCTTCGATGATGTCGAAGACCTGCTCACCGAAGGCCTTTACCATCTTCTTCGCATAGACCGGGCCGATGCCGCGGATCATGCCGGAGGAGAGGTATTTCTCGATACCCTCCGCCGTGGTGGGCGGCGTGGTCTTGAGAAACCGCGCCTTGAACTGCAGCCCATGCGTCCGGTCGTTGAACCACTCTCCCGTTGCGGTGATCCATTCCCCCGCCGAAATCGCAGCGGAATGTCCCACCACCGTCACAAGATCACGCTGCCCGCGCGCCTTGACGCGCAGCACGCAGAAGCCGCTCTCTTCGTTGTGGAACGTCACGCGCTCCACAATGCCCGCGAGCACATCCTGCGGTGCCTGCTGGGCCTGTGCGGTGGCGTTTCGGCTCATTTGTTCCGTGCCCGCCAATCCCACGGCATCTCGAAAGTTCCCACCCATATGCCACGGCGGGCAAGGCGGGCTTCGTCTTCCTCGTCAATGTAATCGATTCCATACTTCCTAAACGCCACGGCCCAGCCCTGCGCGACCATCCAGGCATTGAGGTTGGTCTCGCCCTTGAAGCAGACGGCGATGGTGCGCTTGTAGCGGTCCCGTCCCTTTGGCTGGCACGAAACGGTGGACCGCCCGATCATGTCGGCGAGTGCGAAGGCGGACTTCTGCCCGCAGCGATATCGATTGCCGGCGGCGTCGAGGCAAAGCTGCGAACTCTCCGGCGCGTCGATGGCATCAAGCCGGATCCGCTCGCCCCGGATCTCGATGGTGTCGCCGTCAATGACGGAGGCGGTGCCCTGAATGAGCGGCGCGGCCGAGGCTGCAGCCGCCATGAACAGAAGGCCAGCCATCAAACCGGCAGCGATCGCCATTTTCCGCATCACCTGTCGTGACACCCTTCATCCAACGGTGACATTGCCACCGTCTCCGCTTCCGCGACCAAGGCAGTTTCGCACGGCATTATCCGGCTTGTCCCTGTTGCCGCACACCTGTGGAAAAATTCATCGCTCACGAATCTCAGTCGAATCATGCGGTTATCGAAGCCTCGGCGGTTCTCCGAGTGGCAGAGCGGGCCGAATCAAAATTCAGGGGATTGACTCTGTGTGTACTGTAGAACAAATAGAGAACGCAAGAGCCGCCCCGTGCGGCATGGTGAACAGCCACATCGGCGTTACATATGGGGGAGCAATCGATGGACAAGTCGCCCGTGCGTGTTCCTGCGGCGCGCAAGCGCAAGGATGGCAGCCATCACCCGCACCACCGCATCCTAAGCATCGAGGTGGCGGGAGGCTTTCTCGACGGTACGCGGCTCGAATTCAGCGACGGCCTCAACTGCATCATTGGCGGCCGCGGGACGGGCAAGACGACGGTCCTCGAGTTCATCCGCTACATTCTCGGCATGATGCCGGACGTGAACGACAACCGGCCCCGCGCCAAGGCCATCGAGGGCCATGTGCGCGGCAATCTCGGCAGCGGGACCATCTATCTCGAGGTCGAGACCAAGCATGGGACGCGCTACCGGGCGGAGCGGCCGTGGGGAGACGACGTGCAGGTGCTCGATCGTGACGGTGAGCCGGTGCCTGTGTCCCTCGATCGCGATCTCGTGTTCAAGGCCGACATCTACAGCCAGAACGAGATCGAGGAGATCGCCACCACGCCGCGCTTCCAGCTTTCGCTGATCGACCGCTTCGCCGAGGAGGAAATCCGCGAGGTCGAAACAGAAATCGCGCGGGCGAAGCGCCAGGTCCAGGACAGTGCGGCGGAACTGCGCATGATCGAAGGCCGTATCCGCGAGGCTGAGGAGGTGGTCCCGGAAATCGATGTCGTCGGCAAACGGTTGCAGGAACTGCAGGTTGCCGACGGCGCCGATGCCGGGCTGATCAATGCAGCTCATTCGCACAAGGCGCTGCGGGGCCGCGAATCCGCAGCGCTTGGCGACCTTCGCCTCGCGATCAACGACGCCAGGGCCACTATGCGCCGCCAGGGCGAGTATGTCGCAGAAGCATGCTCCGCTCCCCTCATCGCCGATTTTCGGGAGGGCCCCAACGCGGCTCTGTTCGAGGAGGTCGAAAGCCTGATGGCCTCCTTCGTCGACACATACCGCGCAGAGGCGAAGCGGCTGGAGAACGCGGGACAGACCGTGCTGGAGCAACTCAGCGCCCTTTCCGAACAATTGGCCAGTGACCATGCGCGGCAGGAACAGGACTACCGCGAGCTCGTGGCGCAATCGGACGTCGAACGCCAGCATGCCGCCGAGCGCGCCAGCCTGCAAAAGCGCCACCTGTTCCTGACGCGCGCACAGCATGATCTTGCCGGCCTTCGCCAGAAGCACAAAGCCATGGAAGCCCGTCACCGCAAGCTGATGGGGGAATTCTCCGGCTTCCGCGACAAGCGCTTCGCACTGCGCAAGGAGGTCGCCGACCGCCTGTCACAGGACCTTTCACCCATGGTCCGGGTGACGGTGCGCCAGGCGGGCGACCGCAGCAGCTACGAAACCGTCCTCAAGGAGATGCTGAAGGGATGCGGGCTGCAATACATGCGCCCCGTGATGCGGATCGTGGAAACCGTGTCGCCCGAGGAGCTGTCGCGCCTCGTCCGCAAGGGTGACGCGGCACGCCTTGCGGAGGATGCCGGCATCGGCGAGGAGCAGGCCGGCCGGATCCTGTCCCACCTCAAGGCGTCCGATCAGCTTTCGGGTGTCGAGACCGTCGATCTCGAGGATGAACCTCTGATCGAACTAAAGGACGGCACCGACTATAAGAACTCGGCCGGGCTCTCGACGGGTCAGCGCTGTACCGTTATCCTGCCCATCCTTCTGCTGCAGAGCGAAAGGCCGCTGCTGATCGACCAGCCTGAGGACAATCTCGACAACGCCTTCGTCTATGACACCATCGTCCGCAATCTCCAGGAGGCGAAGGGCGGCCGGCAGCTGATCTTCGCCACGCACAATCCGAACATCCCGGTGCTGGGCGAAGCCGACAGAGTGTTCGTCTTCTCCTCTGACGGGCGCAGGGGCCGCGTGACGCATACTGGCCGCGTCGATGATGTGAAGGATCAGGTCGAGCATCTCCTCGAGGGTGGCAAGGAAGCCTTCGTGCTTCGCATGCAGCGCTATGGTCACTGAGGTTCGGGCATGGATAGCCTGGCGCTTCTGCCCGCCGCCGTCGAAGGCGGGGATTGGCAAGACATCCGAGAACTGGTCGAGCGCACCGGGGAAGGCCTTCGCCTGTCCTCCGTGTCGTCCTCACGCATCCCTGAACTTGCACAGCTGTTCCTGCGCCTGTCGCGCCACGAGAACTGGCAGGTCCGCAAGGCGGTCGCGCACGCAGCGCTGTACCTCCGTCACGACCTGTTTCACGGCATCATCGCCAATCTGATCGACGACGACAATCTCTGGGTCCGTGACATCGCCCGAAAGACGCTGGTCCGGCGCAGCGAACTGTCGCGCGCTGAGGTCAGGGCGCAGGATCCCTTCGATGCCGACGCCGCCCTGCTGGACGAGATCGAGAACCGCTATGGCGTGAAGGCGAGGAGGAGCGTGGTGGCCGCCGCCAGCAAGCTTCATCACCGTTTCGTCAAGGAAGTCTATCACGAGATCATCCGGATCCTGTCCCCGCTCGATACTTGCCTCGTCAACCTGGAACGGGATCTGTCCGGCAAGCCGGGGCTGGAGCACGCGGCGGACCGCATCCGGCGCGGCCATCATCATGTCGGCCTGATCACCGAGGTCCTCGAGAATCTGCGGGAGTTCACCGACGGCAAGCCCGCCGAGACGACCCGGGAGTGTCTGTCCTCGATCCTGAAGGAGGCCGTTTCGCTCGCGCAGCAAGGCGCTGCGGTACCGCAGCCGACTCTGATGTTCAGCTTGCTGCTGCCAGAGAGCCTGTTCATCTCGGGTCATCGCTCGCGGCTGCTGCAGGCCTTCATCAACATCATCACCAATGCCATGGAGGCCTGCGAGGCTTCCGACCGGCAGGGGCGCATTGCCGTGAGCATCGAGCGCCAGTCGGAAGACTTCGCGAGGGTGCTGATCACCGATAATGGCTGCGGGATGAGCCGTGACGCCGTGCGCGACTGCGTCGACCTGTTCAGCTCCGGCAAGGTTAGTGGCATGGGCTTCGGTCTTCCCATCTCCCGGAAAGTCATCGAGCAGGACCACAGCGGAATCCTCGCCCTCGAGAGCAGTCCGGGCGAGGGCACTACCGTCACGGTTCTCTTGCCCATCGAGCGTCTGGAGATGGAAGCGTCATGAGTAATCACAGAGCCCTCATCGTGGAAGACGAGCGGGACATGGCCGCTGAGATTGGCGATCTCCTGGGATCGATGGGGTACGACCATGTCGCAATTGATAATCTCGCCGATGGCCGACGCCTGCTCGATGGAGGTGAGTTCTGCTTCATTCTCCTCGATCTGCAGATCAAGGCCGAGAAGTTTTCGATCCGTCCGCGCGTCGAAGCTGGCATGACATTCCTGAGGGAGTTGCGCCAGAAACATCCGCGCCGCGGTGACAACGACATGCACCTTTTGCCCGTCATCGTTGTGAGCGGCCATGCCAAGGAGCACGAGGACATCGTGCGCGCATTCCAGGCGGGTGCAAACGACTTCGTGAGAAAGCCACTCGGGCAGTTCGGGCAAGACCTTTCCGCCAAGATCGAGGCGTGTCTGGATCGTTCCGGACGTCACAGCCATGCCGCGTGCTGTGCCAATGCTGATGATGTCCGGCCGGAATGTGTGGTGGAGAACATTACACACTCTTCCGATTATCGCGAAGTGTGGTTCAGGGGTGAGCTCTTCATGTTCGGCGAACTGCAGGCCAGGGTCATCCGCTATCTCCACGAGGCATGGAAGTCGGGCAGTCCATGGGTCTCTGGGAAAGCCATCCTGCGCCGCGTCGGGTCCGGGGACTCCGCAGCAAAGCTCGCCAATCTCTTCCGTCGCCATCCGGCCTGGCAGAAGCTTCTGCTTTCCGATGGACGCGGGGGGTATCGGCTCGCGGACGGATGACCGGAGCACTGCATCTCTGAAATTCGTTGTTGCGACGTTGCGAATCGGCAGGCTGAGCGGCCTGCCGATCGCTTCATCGTGCTCGGGTTCCACATGGAGATCAGCGCGCTCTGCAAGCTGACGTGAAACTCTAGCGCAATATTGCGTAAATACATCCGCCGCCCATCCGCCGGCGATCCGCCGGTGAGCCGCCGCCGATCCGCCGCCCATCCCGCCGACAGCACCGATGCGAGCTGCCATCATCGCCCCATGCTTCGGACGTGAAGCCAAGGAGAAAGCGATGACGACGACCCACCTTTCCCAAACCGACCTCGCCAATCGCTGGCGCATGTCGCCGAGGACGCTCGAACGCTGGCGCTTCACCGGCGAGGGACCGCAGTTCATCAAGCTCGGCGGACGTGTCGTGTATCGCCTCGAGGACATCGAGGCTTTCGAAATCCGCCAGATCCGGCAGTTTACCCCCGGCATTACGCGCGGCGCTCCTGAACCTGGCATACCTATGAAGAGCTTCGGCAACCGCGCTGCCGCAGGGCAGGGCAAGTGAGATCCGCCATGCTCAATATTGCCAGCGATATGCCCCACTTCGTTAAAAGCCGTTCCCTGACGCCGAAGGAGGTCATGAATGACGTTGACCTTTGCGTCTGGGTGGCGGACGCAAAGCCCGGTGACCGGATCGTCTACTACACGGGCCATCTCAGTCGTGACCGCCTTCCGCACAACGATGGCTATTCCGAGCCCGTGCGCCGCAGGATCGGCGAGCTCGGCAATGCAGCTTGGATGCTGGGCGAGGAGAACTGGGTGCATCTGGTGCAGCGCCGCGTCTCCTACGGATGCTGGGATTACATCGCTGTCCGCAAGGCCGAAGCGCCGAAGCTGAAGCCGGTCTACCGCATCATCCAGTTGCTCGCCGCAAAAGGCGGGAAGGAGAAGAGGGGATTGGCCAATGAGCCCGCCGCAACGGTGAACGCTACCGGGCCGCCGGCCTGATGCATCGCGCCTAGCCTCTCCGAACATCCATTCGCTGATCAACTTCAACGGCCGGACAAGTGCTCCGCGCCGCACAGGAAGGAATTGCCTGATGATCCCCTCCGCTCTGATGACCAAGTCTGCCGGCGCGGCGCTGCCCGTCCAGCAGAATGCTGTGGCTTCCGCGGCCGACCTCCCCAAATTCACCGTGCAGCAGGTCGCCAACCTGCCGGCGGCGGAACTGCTCCGGCTCCAGCGCGAAGCTGACGCTGACCTGCGCAAAGCCAAGGCAGTTGCCGCCTGGCTCGAGGCAGCTCTCGGGCTTCGTTACAAGGAATGGGCCCGCCAGGTGCGTTCCCAGGTCCGAAAGGATGCGGGCACAGTCCGCTTCGAGGACAACGGCGTCACAGTGGTCGCAGACCTCCCGAAAAAAGTGGACTGGGACCAGCGCGAACTCGCCGAACTGGTGGAGCGCATCAAGTCCTCTGGCGACAATCCGAGTGATTACGTCGAGGTGAGCTTTCGCGTCTCGGAGCGCAAGTACACGGCTTGGCCCACTCCCATCCGCAACGCATTCGAACGCGCCCGGACTGTTCGCACGGGCAAGGAGACCTTCGAACTGATGACCGGAGAGGACGCATGACGTCCCCGACCCTCCCGGCCGCGCGCAAGTTCAACGTTGAGATCGCCAACGTTGAACCCACCCCCTTCACTCACTCCGAAAAAGGACCAGTCTGATGGCAATCTCCCTTGCCTCTCTCCGCAAGAGCACCGCGCTCCAGCCGCCGCGCATCCTGATGCACGGCGTGGCAGGCGTCGGCAAATCCACCTTCGCCGCGAAGGCCGACTCGCCCGTCTTCATCATGACGGAGGACGGGCTCGGTAAGCTGCAGGTGCCGCATTTTCCGCTGGCGACGAGCTACGCCGATGTGTCGGAGGCCCTCGAGGCGCTGCAGACGGAAGAACATGACTATCGCACCGTGGTGATCGACAGCGTCGACTGGCTGGAGCCCCTGATCTGGGCCGAAGCCTGCAAGCGCAACAACTGGTCGTCGATTGAAACCCCGGGCTTCGGCAAGGGTTATGCCGAGGCCGTCAACATCTGGCGCGAATACATCGACAAGCTGAATGCGCTTCGCGACGAAAAGGGCATGGCGGTGCTCCAGATCGCGCACACCGATATCAAGCGCTTCGACAGCCCCGAGCACGAGCCTTACGACAGATACGTGATCAAGCTCCAGGCGCGTGCTGCTGCCCTGTTGCAGGAGCACTCGGATATCGTGCTCTTCGCCAACTACCAGGTGTCGATCGCAAAGTCGGAGGTCGGCTTCAACAAGAAAGTGGCGCGCGCCCTCGGCACCGGAAAGCGCGTCATGCACACCGAGGAGCGACCCGCCTTCCTCGCCAAGAACCGTTACGAACTCCCCGAGACCTTGCCCCTCGACTGGTCGGAGTTCGTCAAGGCCATGCCCCAGCCCAAGTGATCCAGCCCTGACAGGAGAAGACAGATGGCACGTTTCGACAATTCCTTCGACGCAACCGGCATCGAACCCGCAGCAGGCTACGATGTGCTGCCCGCGGGCAAGTATGTGGCCCAGATCATCGAGAGCGAGATGCGGGTGACCAACAATGGCATGGGCCAGTTCCTCTGGCTCATGCTCGACATTCTCGAGGGTCCCTACAAGGGCCGCAAGGTGTTCGACCAGCTGAACCTCGTCAACCAGAACCCGACCACGGTCGAGATCGCCCAGCGTGCGCTCTCTGCGATCTGCCATGCCACCGGCAAGCTGCAGGTTACCGACAGCGAAGAGCTGCACCTCATCCCGATGACCATCCAGGTGACGGTGAAACCGCCCAAGAACGGCTACGGCGAGCGCAACGCGATCCGCTACCTCGTGCCGAAGGACGGGGTCCCGTCCGGCGCGTCGGTGAAGCCTCAGCCCGCGTCAGCCGCCGCTGCGCCGGCCGCCCCGGCGAAGATCGCTTCGGCGCCCTGGAACAAGAAGGCCTGATGACCATAGCTGCCGGGGCCCGACGGCTGCGGCAGCACCCTCCCTCCAACTGAGAGAACTCACATGACAGACCTGTCCAGTGCGGCCCTCGCGGCCGCAAACGCCCCCGGCTTGCCCGATGCCCGACTGCGCCTGATCGAACTCGACGATGCCATTGCCAGGATACGCACCCAGATCGCCACCGCCGATCTGGCGCGCCAGAGGCATCGCAAGCCTATTGACCCCGACTGGTTCCACAAGGCGCGCACTGCGCTGCGCCATCTCTGCCGCGAGCGTGCGGAGCTTGTTGCCCTCGGCACCGCGCAGCGCCGCCGCGAGACGATGAAGGACGCCCTCATCGGCGTGCTGCGCGAGCGCCATGACGAGGACGCCTGGGCCGCCGTTCTGGCCGAGGCGAGGCTTCGCAGCTACGGGGAGGGCGCCTGATGGCCGAACTTCCCGCACCCCCGATGCCGACGCTTTCAGCGATCTATGCCGCCTATGAGGCAGAGCAGGGCGATGGCTTCCGCGATCACCTCGGCGCCTCGCTCATCGGCAAGACCTGCACCCGCGCCCTCTGGTACGATTTTCGCTGGGTGACGACCTCGCGGCATCCCGGCCGGCTTCTCCGCCTGTTCGAGACAGGACAGCTGGAGGAGGCGCGCCTCGTGCGCAATCTCCGTGCGACCGGTGCCACCGTGCTCGAGGTCGATCCCGAAACCGGCCGCCAGTTCCGCGTCGAGGCGCATGCCGGGCAATTCGGCGGATCACTCGACGGCGTGGCGATCGGCCTCCTCGAGGCGCCAAAGACCTGGCACGTGCTCGAGTTCAAGACGCATTCGGTCAAGAGCTTCGCCGATCTGGTAGCCAAGGGCGTCGTCGCCTCCAAGCCCCAGCATGCGGCGCAGATGCAGGTCTACATGCATCTGACGGGCATCAGCCGCGCGCTTTACGTGGCGGTGTGCAAGGACACCGACGCGCTGCACATCGAGAGGGTCGAAGCCGACAAGGCATCTGCCGAGTGGCTGCTCGAGAAGGCCGGCCGCATCATCTTTGCCCAGCGTCCGCCGTCCCGCATCAGCGAGGATCCCGCCTGGTACGAGTGCCGCATGTGCGCGCACCACGATGTCTGCCATGGCGGCGGGGCCGCGGCCGTGAACTGCCGCACCTGCCTTCACGCCACGCCGCTCGAGGGTGGCTGGCACTGCGCCCGTCACGACCGGATGCAGGGTTCGCAGGAGCAGCGTGACGCCTGTGAAAGGCATTTGTTCATTCCCGATCTGGTTCCCGGCGAGGTGACCGATGCCGGCGATGACCATGTCGCCTACCGCATGAAGGACGGCGCCATCTGGGTCAATGATGCGCGCGCGGAGACGGAGGTGACGTCATGCTGAGCCTCCGTCCCTACCAGCAGGCCGCGATCGGTACGATCTACGCCTATTTCGAGGACCACAAGGGCAACCCGCTCATCGTGATCCCGACGGCCGGAGGCAAGAGCCTGGTGCTGGCTGCTTTCTCCGAGGGCGTCCTCAAGGCCTGGCCCGACCAGCGCATTCTCATCGTCACCCATGTGCGGGAGCTGATCGCCCAGAATCACGCTGAGATGATCGGATTGTGGCCCGAGGCACCGGCGGGAATCTACTCCGCCGGTCTCGGCAAACGCGAGGCGGATGCGCGCATCCTCTTCGCTGGCATCCAGTCGGTACACCGCAAGGCTGTCGAGATCGGTCACTGCGATCTCGTGCTGATCGACGAGGCGCATCTGATCCCGGTCGCTTCCGCCACCATGTACCGCCGCTTCCTGGGCGAACTCACCGCCATCAACCCGAAGCTCAAGGTAATCGGCTTCACGGCGACGCCCTATCGGCTCGACAGCGGCATGCTGCACGAGGGCGACGGGGCGCTGTTCACCGACATCGCCTACGAGGTCTCGGTCCGGGACTTGATTGACAGCGGCTACCTCTGTCCGCTGGTCAGCAAGCAGCCGAAGACAAAACTCGATGTTACCGGGGTCGGCAGCCGCGGCGGCGAGTTCATCGCCAGCGAGCTGCAGGCGGCGGTCGACAAGGAGGCGGTGACAAAGGCCGCCGTAGCCGAGATCGTGGCCTGCGGTCAGGATCGCAAGTCGTGGCTCGCCTTCTGCTCCGGCGTCGATCACGCCCGCCATGTCGCCGAAGAATTTCGCAGGCATGATATCAGCTGCGAAACGATCTTCGGCCATACCTCGAAGGACGAGCGCGACCGGATCATTGCCGCCTTCAAGCGGCAGGAGATTCGCGCACTTGCCTCCATGGGCGTGCTGACCACCGGCTTCAACGCCCCGGTGGTCGATCTTATCGCCATGCTGCGGCCGACCAAATCGGCCGGGCTCTACGTCCAGATGGCAGGCCGTGGCACGCGACTGGCGCCCGGCAAGCAGAACTGCCTTGTTCTCGACTTCGCCGGCAATGTCAGCCGCCATGGCCCCATTGACCTGGTACGCCCGAAGCGGCCCGGCGAGGGTGGCGACGGCCTGGCGCCCACCAAGGTCTGCCCGGAGTGCGACAGCATCATTCCCCTCGCCGCCAGCGAATGTCCGGACTGCGGCTTCGTCTTTCCGGCTCGGGAGGTGAAGATTGTCCCGACGGCGGCCACGCTGCCGGTGCTTTCGCCGAAGCACCCGCCGTGGCTTGCTGTGAACGACGTCATGTACGTCCGGCACGAGAAGGCCGGCGGGCTGCCCTCGCTCAGGGTGACCTACCGCTGCGGGCTTTCCGCCTACAGCGAATGGGTCTGCTTCGAGCATTCCGGCTATGCGCGGCGCAAGGCCGAGGAGTGGTGGCAACTGCGCGCATCGGGAACGCCGTTCCCGCTCACCGTCGCGGAGGCGCTCGCCCGCAGGTCCGAGCTCAGGCGCCCATCCGCCATCATGGTCGAGACCGTCGGCCGTTTCTTCGAGGTCAAGCGCGCGAGGTTCAACGCATGTCCATCCCCGGCCTCTGCGCCGTCTGCCACCGGCAAGCCCGTCACCATGGCTGGTTCGATGCAGCCTTCCCCGCATCGGACCCCCGCCGCGACGCCAGCCGGAAACGGCTCTGCAGCCGGCTCTGCCAGGACATCTGTCACGGGAGGAAAGGCATGATCGATCCGACCCCGAACGAGAAAGCCGCCATGGACAATGGCGGCCGCATGGGCGGCGAATATCTCGAGAGCATCGGCAAGACCGATCTCGCGGCCCTCGATTCTACCGAGTGGGACTGCTTCGTCGAGGCGGTCGTCACCGGTTACTGCGACCATCTGCGCGATCTCGCAGCCCGCGACCGCGCCCGTCTCGATTCCATGACCGCGGAGGTGCCCTTCTGATGACCGTCCAATCCCACATGGCGCGTTTCGGCGCGCAGCTTCTGACCAATGGCTATACGATCCTGCCGATCCAGCCCGGCACCAAGAAGCCCGGCCGTCACGCGCGCGGCAAGTGGCATGACTACGGCGAATGGAACCGCCACGCGGCCCGCGCCACCACCGAGGTCGAGGTGGCGACCTGGTCGAAGTGGCCGGGCTGCGGCATCGGCATCGTGGGCGGCGCGGTTGCCGCACTCGACATCGACATCCGCGAGGATGCCGAGCTCGCGCTCAGGATCGAAGCCCTTGCCCGCGAGCGGCTTGGCGATACGCCCGCGCTGCGGATCGGCAAGGCGCCCAAGCGCATGCTGGTCTATCGCACGGCGGAGCCGTTTAAGGGCATCAAGCGGCATCCGCTGGAGGTCCTGTGCCTCGGCCAGCAGTTCCTCGCCTATGCCGATCATCCGGACACGGGTGCGCCCTATGCCTGGCCGGAAGAAGGGCTGGCCGATCTCGACATCTCGCAGCTTCCGGAGATCGGCGAGGCGGCGGCCCGCGCCTTCCTGGAGGAGGCGCACGCGCTCCTGCCAAGCGAACTGCGGCAGAGCAGCCTCAACTGCGACGCCAACGGCGCTACGCCGCAAGGTCATGCCGCGCCGGGGTCCAGCCAGGTCGGAACGCTTCCCGCGATCGAGGCGGCGCTTGGGCATATTCCCAATGCCGAACTCGATTATGACAGCTGGATGCGCGTCGGCATGGCGTTGAAAGGCGCGCTCGGTGAGGAGGGCGGCGGTCTCTTCGCCGCATGGTCGGCGCAGGCAGCCAAGAACGATCCCGCCACGACGGCGAAGTCGTGGCTGAGCTTTCATCCTGATCGTATCGGAGCGGGAACGATCTATCATCTCGCCATGGAGCGCGGCTGGCAGCCGGAGCCCGGCCTCGTGCTCGACGGCGCGCGGGAGGAGGGCGAGGAGCATCCGGCAGCCGCCATGCTCGCCCGCCTGACGCGGCAGGCTGCGGCGGAGCCGGAGCATTCTGTTGCCGAGGAAAGGCCCGCGGCGCCCTTCGAACTGGTCATCCCCGACGGCCTGGTGGGCGATCTTGCCAGCTACATGATCGCCACCGCCCGGCGTCCCCAGCCACTGCTGTCCCTAGGCGCCAGCCTCTGCGCCATCGGCGCGCTGATGGGCAGGCTCTACCGGACCGAGAGCAATCTCCGCTCCAACCTCTATGTCGTTGGCATCGCCGACAGCGGCTCTGGCAAGAACCACGCCCGCGAGATCGTCAACGAGGTGTTCTTCGAGGCCGGATTCGCCAATCATCTCGGCGGCAACAAGATCGCCTCCGGGGCCGGCCTGCTGACAGCACTTCACCGTCAGCCCGCAATTCTCTTCCAAATCGATGAGTTCGGCATGTTCCTCTCCGCCGCGGCGGACAGGAAGCGCAGCCCCCGGCACATCACCGAAATCCTCGACAACATGACCGAGCTTTACACGGCGGCGGGCGGCATCTTCCTCGGCGCGGAATATGCGAACCGGGACGGCGCAAACGAACGCCGGGACATCGTCCAGCCCTGTCTCTGCCTCTACGGCACGACGACGCCCCTGCATTTCTGGGGCGCGCTGCAGGGCGCCAATGTCGTCGACGGTTCGCTGGCGCGCTTCATCATCCTGCCGAGCGATGAGGATTACCCGGACGAGAACCTTACCGCAGGACTCCGGCAGGCGCCGTCGGCGCTGGTCGACGGGCTGCAGCGCATCGCGGAGGGCGGGGGGCTCCAGCGAGGCAATCTGTCGGGCGTCACATCGGGCCCCAACACCGCCGTGAACCCCGCCATCGTCCCCATGACGGAGGAGGCGAAGGCGTGCTTCGCGGGCCTGAGCGTACAGCTGACGGAAGAACTGCGCGCCGCCTCGGGGACGGCCTATACGGCGATCCTCGCGCGCATTGGCGAGAATGCCATGAAGCTGGCGCTGATCGTTGCCGTGGGACGCGATCCGTCGCGGCCCGTGATCGAGCTTGGGGATGCCGAATGGGCCATCGGCTTCGTGCGGCACTTTGCGAAGCGGACAATGGATGCGGTCGAGCGTCATGTCGCGGACACCGAGACCGAGGCTCACCTCAAGCGTATCCGGGAGATCATCCGTGCGGCGGGCAGTGAAGGCGTCTCCAAATCGGAAATCACCCGGGCCTCGCAGTGGCTGAAAGCGCGCGACCGCGATGATATACTGGCCACGTTGACCGAGAGCGGTGATATCATGCCGGTCATGCGTAACACCGCCGGACGCAAGGCCATGGTCTTCCGGCTCGTGAGGTGAATCGGCGCCTGCAGGTTCTTTCAAACCGCCACCTCTGCCTTGAATAAGAAAGTTCTGGTCTAACATATGGAAATCGCGTGAGAAAAGAGAACCATCCCCTTCTTTCAATCTTTCAAAGGGAATAGAGTACTATCTCGCGTGTGCGCGCGCGGTATAAATAGAATAGACCCCTACCTATATAAAATAATAATAATATAAATAAGTAGAGGACCCCAGCCATTCCAAAGGCTTGGAGGCCAACTTCCTTCAAGAGGCGCCTCTTGAAGCCTTGAAAGAACCCGCCGGACGGCTTTGCTGCCCTGCGGATGACCTGACCAGACCCCTTTCGGGTCCGGGCGATGCGCCTCCCTCACCGGACAGCGGCTTCGCCCCGGCCGCCAACCCGAAGAGGAGGTCGTCATGACCCGTTCCCCTGAACATATCGCGAGTGTCCTCGCGCTCGATCTGGGCAGCACCACTGGATGGGCTGTCCGCAACAGCCGCTGCCGCGTCCTGCATGGCACGGCGGTGTTCCGGCCCAGCCGCTTTGAAGGCGGTGGCATGCGCTACCTCCGTTTCGGCAAGTGGCTGGACCAGACGCTGGAGGTTACCGGCGGCGTCGATGCCGTCTACTACGAAGCGGTGCGGCGGCATCTCGGCACCGATGCCAGCCACGTCTATGGCGGTCTGCTCGCCACGCTGACGGCCTGGTGCGAGGGGCAGAGCATCCCCTACAGCGGCGTGCCCGTCGGTACATGGAAACGCCACGCCTGTGGAAAGGGCAATGCCGACAAGCAGGCGGTGATCGATGCCATGCGCGCGCGCGGCTTCGAGCCCGCCGACGACAACGAGGCGGATGCCATCGCCATTCTGCTCTGGGCCCTCGAGACGAACGGAGGCTTGGCATGAGCACTCCAGCGGAAATGTTCCTGAAGCACGTCGCCAATGTGATCGCCGAGCGCAGCTCCCAGTACGGCGACGCCAGCAGCAACATGGCGGCCATCGCTGCACGGTGGTCGGCCACGCTGGGAAGGGAAATCACCCCGGCGCAGGTGGTGCTGTGCCTGCTCGACCTGAAGCTGGCGCGCCTCGCCCACGATCCCACCCACGAAGACTCGGCAGTGGATGTCTGCGGCTATGCCGCGTTGCTGCGCGAGCTGATCGAAACCTCGAACACGGAAGGACGCTGAACCATGGCCCCCGGACGCAAGCGGAAACCTGGCAAGCGCTACGCCTGTGGCAAGCGCACGCGGCAGGAAACGGAACGGGATGCCATGAGCGTTGCCATCGATGCGCGGCGCCGCCACTTTGGCGTGACGGCGAAGCAGGCGAAGGACGAGCGGCTTGGCACGGCGCTCGGGCGGCTGGCCTTTCGCGAACTGATCAGCGAGACCCAGTACCAGGCAGGCGTGGCGTTCGCTGAGCTCTATCAGCAGCACCATGCAGTGTTCGGTCTGCCTTCCCCCAGCCCGCGGTCCGTGGCTGGTCTACTGATCAACGAGGGCATCTTCGGCTCAAGCCCGAGCGAACCGGTGCTGGAGGTCATCGAGAAGCTCAAGCGCCGCTTCGGCGATGCTACCGATGCGCTCGACGTCTGCGACCGCGAGCAGCGCATGTCGCGCGGACGGCGGCCGACCTTGTTGATCTACCGCCTCATCTGCACCGACGAGGATGCGCTGCACTGGCCCGAGGAGGATATCGGGAATCTGCGCGTCGCGCTGAATGCGCTGGTCCGCGTTTTCCGGCTGCGATGAGAGTTATCCACACGACAGGAGCACGCAGGGTTTCGCGCGGGTGCGTGCTGCTGCGCGTTACTTATCATGTTGAAAGTATTGAAGAAAATGCTTGACGCGGAACTGCGGCGCGGCTAAAAGTTCCGATATTGAAAGCTCACAAATGCGCCCGGAGATAGCTCTCCGGGCGTTTTGCGTATCGGAGGGTAGCCATGCGGGTTCAGTTCCTCGAGGCCGATGATGTCCGCACCCGCTTCGAAGCAGCGTGCACGCGTCTTGGTGAGAGTGATGCCCGCCGCGCCTTCTCGATGGCGCTCAACAAGGAAGGCCGCAAGTCGTTCACGCAGCTGCGCCGGGCTCTGGCGCAGCAATCCTCAATCCCGCGTGGCGCGGTCAACGCTGCAACACGTTTCCAGTCCGCAACGCGCGCCACGATGTCTACCGTGACCTCCGGCACTGGCCGTCATCTGCCTCTTTCGGTCTTCGGTGCAAAGCAGTTCTCCTACGGCGTGCGTGCAAAGATCTGGGGCAGGGCGCAGACCTTCCGCTCTGCCTTCGTGGTGAAGCGTTACGGTGGCGGCGTGTTCAAGCGCACGGGCAAGGCGAGGTTTCCCATCGAGCAGCTGTGGGGTCCTGCGGTCCCCGTCGAGATGCTGCGTGATAAAGCGTATGCCGCCTGGACCGATCAGCACCCTCGCGTGCTGAAGGAGTCGGCACGCCTGATCGAAATGATGCTGACTGGAGCGGGCTTCCGGGGGCTCCCGCGTAATCGTAGTCGTGCGTAGGGGGGCGGGCCCAGGAGCCCCATTGCGGGGTTCTGAGTAGCGCTGGCGCGGCGGCCCGGTTTTCGCGCGTTTTTCTGCTTTTGATTTTTCCGTTTTGTTTTGACTCGCACGCGCTGAAACGCCCGGAAAACTGGCATTTCCATTGAGAGTTAGGGGGTCCGATGATCGTCACCGACATGCCGGTGGAGAGCCTGGTTCCCTATGCCCGCAACCCGCGCAACAACACCGCCGCCATCGACGCGGTGAAGGCGTCGATCGCCGAGTTCGGCTTCCGCCAGCCCATCGTGGTGGACGAGAAGCTGGTGGTGATCGTCGGGCACACCCGGCTCGAGGCCGCGAAGCAGCTGGGCCTCAAGACTGTCCCGGTGCATGTGGCCGAGGGCCTGACCCCGGCGCAGGCCAAGGCCTATCGCATCATGGACAACCGCTCGCACGAGAATGCCGAGTGGGATGATGAACTCCTGCGGCTGGAATTCGGAGACCTGAAGCTCGACGACTTCGACCTAGCGCTGACCGGCTTCGTCTCCGACGAGCTCGACAAGCTCCTGGGCGCAGAGCAGATCGAGGGTCTCACTGACCCGGATGAGGCACCCGAGGTTCCCGCCGAAGCTGTCAGCCGGCCGGGCGACCTCTGGATCCTCGGCGATCACCGCGTGCTCTGCGGCGACTCGACCGTGATGACCGATGTCGAGAAGCTGATGGGCGGCCAACTGGCTGACATGGCGGTGACGGATCCACCCTACAACGTGGATTACGGCAACAGCGCCAAGGACAAGATGCGCGGCAAGGACCGCCGCATCCTGAACGACGCGCTGGGCGATGGCTTCTATCAGTTCCTCTATGACACCTGCGTCAACCTGCTCATGGTGATCAAGGGTGCCTGTTACATCTGCATGAGTTCCTCGGAACTCCACACCCTGCAGAAGGCTTTCACCGACGCCGGTGGCAAGTGGTCGACCTTCATCATCTGGGCGAAGAATACCTTCACACTCGGGCGCGCAGATTATCAGCGGCAGTACGAGCCGATCCTCTACGGCTGGAAGGACGGCAGTCAGCACTACTGGTGCGGCGCCCGCGACCAGGGTGATGTCTGGTTCGTGGACAGGCCGCGGGTGAACGACCTGCACCCCACCATGAAGCCGGTGGAGCTCATCGAGCGGGCCATCACCAATTCGTCCAAGAGCCGGGATATCGTCCTCGACCTGTTCGGCGGGTCGGGTACCACCCTCATCGCCGCCGAGCGCACCGGCCGCTCGGCGCGGCTGATGGAACTCGACCCCAAATACGTCGATGTTATCGTCCAGCGCTGGCAGGATTACTCTGGCAACACCGCGGTGTTGGCCGGCGAAGATCGGACCTTTGACGACCTCAAGTCGAGCCGCGCGAAACGCGCGGATCAATCCGTTCTATGTGAAGGCTGATCGTAGCTTTGCTTCCAATGCAGCGATCTCGTCCTTGAGCACGAGCTTTTTGTGTTTCAGTTCGGCGATCTCCTGATCGCTGGATGAGGAATGAAGCAGCGCATCGGCAAGATCTGCCTCGAGTTGCCTGTGCTGCTCCTTGAGTACTTCGAGTCGAGCTTGGATTGACATAGTCCCTCCTCTGTCGAGTGCCGAACAAGGCAGAATGCACATCAGAGTGCAACCGAATTTGCTCTTCGTCAAATGGACAGCAGATGAGCTGGAGGTCCTATGCAATCACGCTTCATGTCACTCCTTGAGGCGGTCACCAACATCGTGGTGGGCTACGGCCTCGCCGTGCTGACCCAGATCATTGTGCTTCCGGTCTTCGGGTTTCACGCATCGGTGAGCGAAAATCTTCTGATAGGCGGGGCATTCACGGTCATCTCTTTGATTCGCAGTTACGCGCTCAGGCGACTGTTCATCGCTGTGGCGAAACTGGATTGACCTGACAAGCCCATACCATTTATCGTTTGGATATGGTCTGTGACTGACCATCGATCGAGGCTGGGAAGCCCACCGGCAGCCTTGACTGACTGAGCCACCAGCTCCCCCAAGCTGGTGGCTCGTCTGTTTCGAGAGCTGCCTCGATTACGATGTCTTGTAGATCCGTCCTCTGATGTCATCCTTCTCCGAACTGACGACCAGCCCAAGCTTCTTCTTCAAGACGCCTGCCATGGCGCCCCGCACCGTGTGGGACTGCCAGCCTGTGGCATCGACGATCTCTGCGATGGTTGCACCCTCAGGGCGACGCAGAAGTTCGACCAGCAGGGCCTGTTTGGTGCCTCCGCGGATCTGGCGGTCCGTGCTCGTGGGAGTGGCTCGCTGTAACTCGGATTTTTCTGCTGACAGGACCAGCTTCTGACCATCCTTGGCGTAGTCGCCTTCGCCGGCGAGGCCGCGTGGTTCCAGTCTGCCCTTTCGGATCAAACTGGCAATGGCAGCACCGTAGGCGCGAGGGTCGGCTTTGGACTTCGACCGCTCGCGGGTGGGCACAACGCCATTGTTGCGGGCGGTGGTGGTAAGTATGACCTGTTCGGTGTCGGTGAGTTTCGTCATGAGTTTGCTCCTTTGCTTCGGACCGGCGCGTGTCGCCAGTTCCTAGGAGCCCAAGCCCCGCGTCTGAGGCGGGGCGGAGGTGAGGGATGGCCGGGGCCTCACTCGGCGTGTTCGCCTTCCTTGAAGGCGGCGTCGGTAACGCGCTTCAGCTGGGAGGCGTAATAGTCGAGGTTCCCGACGTGTCCCCAATGCAGCGTATCGGGATCGGTTTCGAAATGGCTGGCGCTGAGCGCAGCGAGTCTTGCCAGCATGGTGTCGATCTCGGCCTTCCTGGCGATGAAGGCAGCGAGGGCCTTGCTGTTGTCCTTGGTGCAGCTTTGCATGGCGGTCTCCTGTTGGAGCCATACATGCTTCATGTGCGCCGGAAGACAAGCGGAATGAACGATCATGATATTGCTTTATGAGCAGGCCAAGAGCCTGACATGAACGGGGACCCTACCCGCCCCTGGGACGCGCGATGATGCCGATGGAACCTGATTCGAACGACGGCCGGAGACGCCTCTTGTTCCTGATCAGCTGACTGATCAGCACCTGCACGGGAGGCGAGCTTCAGTCTGACGTCGTTCTCCGACGGCTCAACTCAAATTGTGACTCTTGATCTTCTCCATCCACGCGTCCAGCGGCATTTTTGCAACCTTTGCCGCTACGTCATGACTGCCGCCGGCCTCCTGCAGAATTGCCATCAAACACCGCTTCTCGAGTGCAGAAGCCGTCTCCGCAATTACTTTGTCGAACGGCGAGCGTTCGATTTGCGCTAGAACACTTTCAACAGGAGAATCGGCCGTTCCTGGTTCATTGAGACCTCGTGCGGGGCTTTCAAGTTTCCGCAGCTTTTCATTGTACTGGTATTCCATCTCACGCTGAGCCGCCAGGAAGCGGTCGTTCGCTGCCTGCAATGGTCGCAGGTCACGCAGAACCAACATTTGGGCTTCCCGTCCATCGCTTCTCAGGACCAGATAACGTGCGAGAACCGGGATGAAGGTTCCAGCAGCGCCCACCAGATTGATGTGCCGCCAGGGAACCGCGGATGACGTCTCACTCGCATCGTTCGACATCAGAACATCGATTTTTCCGAGGGACTCTGGTCCGACGATGGTTCTGACAGGGTGCCCAATCCAGTGCGAGACGTCAGCGGCGGAAAAACTATCGGAGTGGACGGCATCGATCACAATGGAGTTATGATCGATGAATAGCGTAAGGTCCTGTGTCTTGTCGATCAACAATCGCACCCATGCGGATGACAACGCGGGCAGTGTCACAGATTGGAGGGGATGTGCAGAAGCCATGATTCAGTTTCTCGAAAGTTCGACGGTCGTTGTGCCGGAGCAATACCCCAGCGCGTCTTCAACACTGAGCGCGATATAGTCTGCGCCCAGCCACTCATACTGGGTCCTAGGCGACGAAAAAACATTGCCCCCCAAAATGATCTTCACGGATGGATTCCGACTCTTCTGGCGCAGCAGCGATATGAACTGTCCGAGATCAAGAAGTCCCTCATCATAACCGACCGAGAGACCAATGAAGTCGGCGGACCAGTCTGTTGCAGACCGTACTATACCGTCAGGATGATCGTTCGTGAAAGTCTGCGTGTCCCATCCAGCCGCACGAAAGCTGTCGCCGACGACTGACAGCCCGAAGACGTGCTGAGTTTCTGGCGCGGCAGCCAGAAGGACCCGACCCCAGGCCGACCCCTTGGGTCTTGTCTGGTTGGGTCTCTTACTTTCGAGACGGCTCAGGAGCTGTTCTACGTTCCAGAACGCATAGACCGTATCGGTATAACTCCGTTGGCCGGCGCGCCAGTCGTTCTCGAGCTGAGGAATCACGGGAAGAATCAAGCTGAGCTGATCACGAGTTCCGACTGACGCGCTCTCCAGGGAAGAATTCAGGATCAACTCTGCTTGCTGCAGATCGCCATCGCAAAACGCCTCAAGAAGCGAAGTGCTTGACGGCCCCTCCTGCGACATGTCGCTGACACTTGCACGACTCGGGAGTGCGCGGAGTTTGAGCGCCTGGAGGGTGTCACCAAGCCACTTGCGACAATCCTGGATAGCGGCACTCGTCATGGGCGCCTTCGGGAATGGCATTGAAACGGTCATAAACCGTTTAGCCAGTTTGTGCGGGCATGTCCATCCACTGGGGCTCCGGAAAGCGTCGGTGGTGCGTCGGGGTTGAGCAATACGCGCTCGTCTGGGGGATTACTATTCAAGGGAAGGGGCCTGCAGGATGGCGGAACATGCAGGCCTGATCCCCATCGGCCAGGCCGCGCGGCTGCTGATGATCTCGGAGGAGCGTATCCGGCAGCTGGTGAAGCAGGGCTTCATCCCGCGACCTGAGAAGCGCGGTTTCGTGCAACTCGTGGGGGCTGTGCAGGGATACCTGCGTTACCTGAAGGATGATGAGCGCCGCTCCGCCAAGTCGGCCGCCGACAGCCGGGTGCGCGATGCTCGGGCGCTCGAAATCGAACTCCGCATCGCCGAGCGCTCGCGCGAGCTGATCCCGGTCGAGGATGCACTCAACGACATGGCGGAGCTCGCGGGCATGGTGAGGTCGGAGCTTGCAGGGCTTCCGGCGCGGCTGACCCGCATCGTGGCCGAGCGCCAGAAGGTTGAAACAGAGATTGATGGTGTCCTCTCGCGCCTTTCCCAGCGAGCCGCAGAAAAGGCTGAAGGCCTGGAGGCTGGCCGAAGCCATCCTCCTGCCGGCGCCGAAGCTGCCGCCTGACGAGTGGGCGCGTCTTCACAGGGTCTATCCTGAAACGTCAGGCCTTCCCGGTCCGCGTGATCCCGGTCTCACGCCCTACATGGTTCCGATGACGCATGCGGTGCATGGCGGAGCGTACAAGCGCGTGGTGATGGTGTGCTCTGCGCAAAGTGGCAAAACGGAATCCCTGTTGGATGTCTTGGGCGCACGTCTCGACCAGCGCCCTGCACCAATACTGTACGTGGGTCCGATCCGGGACTTCCTGACCGACCAGTTCGAGCCGCGCCTCATGAGTCTGCTCGACGAAGCCGAGACGCTCTCGGCCAAGGTGGTGCGCGGGCGGCGCATGAAGAAGACGCTGAAGATCGTGGCCGGCGTTCCGGTACGGCTTGCGCATGCAGGATCGTCGGCGGCCTTGAAGTCGAGCCCTGCAGCACTCGCGCTGGTCGACGAGTACGACGAGATGCTGGCGAACGTGAAGGGGCAGGGCGATCCCTTGGGGTTGGTCGAAGCCCGCGGCGAGACCTACGCCGACTTCGTTACCGCCATCACCTCGACGCCCTCGCGTGGGTTGATCGAAACCGAATTGGATGAGCGAAGCGGTTTCAGGTTCTGGAAGGTTGCGGTCCCAGAGGCCGTCGAGAGCGCCATCTGGAAGCTCTGGCAATCTGGTACACGGCATCATTTCTGCTGGCCGTGCCTACACTGCGACAAGTACTTCGTGCCGCGCTTCGAGCAGATGCGCTGGCCCGAGAATGCCACGCCGGCGGAAGCGTCAAAGGCAGCGCAGTTGCAGTGCCCGCATTGCGGCGGCTTGCACCAGGATGCTGACAAGCAGGAGATGAACGCCCGGGGTCTGTACGTGGCGCCGGGGCAATGGGTGGAAAAGGGAGAAGTCCGGGGCCAGCCCCCGGAAAACGCGGTGATCAGCTTCTGGGCCAGCGGGCTGGCGAGCCCCTTCGTCACCTGGGGCACCCGGATCGAGCGTTATGTCCGCGCTCTTGCTTCGGGCGATCCCGACCAGGTGCAGACAGCGCTGAATGCCGGGTTCGGCGAGTGCTTTACTCCCGCTGCAGGCCGTGATGCGTTGGACTGGCAGGAGATCCTGCAGCGTCGCGAACCTTACCGCATGAAAGAGGTACCCGGCGGCGTTCTGCGGTTGGGGATGGGCGTCGATGTGCAGAAGCTGTCATTATACTACACCATCCGCGGCTTCGGCGCGCGGGGACGGTCTTGGCTCATCGACCGCGGACAGCTTTACGGCCCCACCGACGACGACGAGGTATGGAACGCGCTTGCCGACCTGATGCTCACGCCCATCGCTGGACTGCAGATCGAGCGGGTGTTCGTGGACTCCGGCTTCCGCCCGAACAAGCCCGATGCAGGCGACGAACACAAGGTCTACGAGTTTGTCAGGCGCTATCCGTGGCTGGTTTCACCCACCAAGGGCCGGGCCAGCATGTCGCCGCCCTACCGGGTGTCGAAGATCGAGGTGACGCCGCGAGGCAAGAAGGCGACCTACTCCATCGATCTGGTCTGGCTTTCGACCGACTTCTTCAAGTCGCTTCTGGTGTCGCGGATCCGCACACCTCTCGATCAGCCGGGGTCTTTCATCGTGCCGGACGATATTGACGAGGATTACGCGAAGCAGCTTGTCTCCGAGGTACGCGTTGTCGATGGCGCCACCGGCAAGCCGCAGTGGGTCCAGAAATCACGGGCCAACCACTATCTCGACTGCGAGGCGCTTGCCATGGCCATCGGCTACTCGCTGAACGTCCAACGAATTCCGGATGGGGTGACGAGGGAGAGCCGCGGTGCTGAAACCGGCCCTGAGACTGGAAGTGACACTGACAATGACGAAGCGACGGTTCGGGACAAGCCGGTAGTGGCTCTTGCTGCGGGAGCGATGCCGGACTTGCGTTCGCGCTTCGCAGGCCTTTCGTCACGATTGAACAGGTGAGCCCATGGGCATGATGGATCGGATGCGGGACTGGCTTGCGCCGTCCCGCGCGAGATCCGTTGCGCCTCCCGCAATCCGCGCCGACTTCATGCGCGGGAATCGTGGTGTGGTGTTCGGCGGCTGGCGGCCGGCGCTTCGAGAAGCGGCCGATGACGTCGGCGCTTCCTGGGACCTTGCTGCGGCGCGCACCATTGACCTGATCCAGAATTCCGGATGGATGGCAGGCGCCTTGGACCAGGCGGTTGCCAACACCATCGGTACGGGTCTCCGATTGAAGGCCATGCCCGAGAATGACCTCTTCGGCATGAGCAACGCTGAGGCCGAGAGCTGGGCCCAGACCGTCGAGCAGCGCTGGAGCCTTTGGGCTGACAAGCCCTACGAGTGCGACATCGAGGGACGGCGGTCATTCGGGCTGATGCAGGCCGCTGCTTTTCGCTCCTGGTTCGCCACCGGCGAGATCTGGGCTGAGCTTCCCTGGCGGGAACGAGCCGGGGGGCGCTACGGCACGAAGGTCAGGCTCATTCCGCCCCACCGGGTTGTCCGGCGCAATGAGGCATCCCGCAACATCGTACAGGGTGTCCGTATGGATAATGACGGCATGCCCGTCGGCTATGTCGCCACCCGCAAGGACCTGTCTCTTGGCACCGTGGAATACGATGTCACCGCGCGCGATGATCTTGGTCGCATCCGCGTTATCCATGTCTTCGACGGCATGCCGGGGCAGGTGCGGGGGATTTCTCCGCTGACACCCGCCCTGCAGGTGGCGCGCCAGTTCGACCAGCTTTCGGATGCGACCCTCACGGCGGCCATTCTGCAGACGGTCTTCGCGGCCTCCATCACCTCGGATGAGCCGACGGAGGAAGTTCTCTCGGGCCTGCTCACGCCGCAGGAGCAGGCACGGCTTTCAGCCAGCGGCATCTCGCCGTGGGACGCTTATATCCAGGCCCAGTCGGGCTGGTACGACAATGCCACCATCAATCTCGGCATCAATGGCCGGATTGCCCATCTGTTTCCGGGCCAGAAGCTCGAGCTTCACCGCGCCCAGCATCCGCATTCGGACTACCGGGACTTTGCAGCACACCTGCTTCGCGAACTCGCCCGCTGCATGGGGCTCACCTATGAGAGCGCCACGGCGGACTACACAAACGCCACCTACTCGAGCGTCCGCATGGCGTCCGGCGAGATCTTCCAGATCACGCTCTACCGCCGGGCACATATTCTTGGACCCTTCTGCACTGCCGTCTATGAAGCCTGGCTCGAGGAGGAGATCGCCCGCGGGGGCATTCCGTTCCCCGGCGGACTCGATGGCTTCCTTGCCAACCGCTCGGCGGCCTCGCGCGCCATCTGGCGGGGAGCGCCCAAGCCCCAGGCGGATGACCTCAAGATGGCCAAGGCCCACGAGATCTGGTGCCGACTCGGCGTCATGACGGACGCGGCGATCGCCGAGGATCTCGGCCACGACATCGAAGACGTTTATGCGCAGCGCGCCCGCGAGAAGGCGCTCCGCGAAACTTACGGCCTGCCCGACCACCAGTACCAGGGGGTCACCAACCCCTCTGGTGACTCCGCTGACGATCCTGCCGAGGACAGCTCACAGCAATGACCATCATCACAGACTATGCCGATCCGTGCGCAGTGCTGCCGCGGATCCGCGAAGCCTATTACGCGCTGCTGGAAGGCCGACGCCCGGAAGTCATCGAGTTCGACGCCGGCAATGGGGTCAGGCGCAAGGTGCAGTATGGGCGGACGGATCTTGGAGCGTTGCGGGCAGAGCTTTCGCGCCTTGAGGCAGTTTGCAGCCGCGTCGGCGGCCTTCGGAAGCGCTTCGGCCTCAGGGCAGGAGGATATTGATGCCCGGACAGCTCTTGCGCCTCAGCGACCGCCTGCTCAACACGCCGCTCCTAATCCACCCGGCCAAGGCCCAGATCATTCTCGGCGCCCTGAGCGGGAGAATCGACATCGATGCCCAACTCTTCTCTCTGGATGAGACAGCCGAATCACCCGATGCGAATCGCTTCACCGGCTCGTCGCGCCGCGCCGACGGCAGCTCGTCCATGTCACGCACCGCCGATGGCGTCGCCATCATTCCGGTGCTCGACACGCTGGTGAATCGCGGTGCGTGGCTCGACAGCCGGTCGGGCCTCACCAGCTACGAGGGGATCGCGGCCCAGCTTCGCGCGGCAGGGCAAGATCCGGAGGTACGGTCGGTCCTGCTCGACATCTCCTCGCCCGGCGGTGAAGCCGCCGGCATGGCAGGTCTGGCGGATCTGATCCGTTCGGTTCGCCAGACCAAGCCTGTCACCGCCTTCGTCAACGACATGGCGGCCTCTGCTGCCTATGGCATCGCCAGCGCCGCCAGCGAAATCGTCATCTCGCCCACATCCATTGTCGGATCCATCGGCGTCGTCATGCTGCACGCCGACCGCTCGGGCGAACTCGCCGCACAAGGCGTGAAGCCGACCCTCATCTTCGCCGGGAGCCACAAGGTCGACGGCAACCCGTTCGAGCCACTGTCGGATGCCGTGCGCGCCGACCTGCAGGCCAGCGTCGATGCCCACTACCGCCAGTTCCTCGACACGGTTGCCGCGGGCCGCGGACGGAAACTCACCGCCGACATGGCGCGCGCCACCGAGGCCCGCACCTTCATCGGTGCGGAAGCCCTCACGCTGGGCCTCGCCGACCGTATCGCCAGCTTCGATGAGCTGCTGGCCTCACTCTCACAAACCACCCGCCCGTCCGGGCGCAATGCTCGCAAAGGAGGGATATCCATGAGCACAGAAGACATTGCCGCAGCTGCGGGAGCAACCCCGGCAGCACCGATTGCACCGGCACAGCCCGCGCGGCTGGACGCGCTGGCACCGCAGTCTGCTGCGAGGCTGGACGAGGCAGTTGCTGCCGCCCGCCTGGAAGAGCGCGCCCGCATCCGCGCCATCGTCAACTGCGAGGCCGCCGAAGGCCGCGAGAAGCAGGCTCTGATGCTGGCAACTGAGACGGCACTCTCTGTTTCCGAGGCGGAGAAGATCCTCACTGCCTCGCCCAAGGAGTCCCGTGTCGAGGCGCTCGCCCACCGTGCGGCTACAGGCCCTGAGTTCGGCTCGAGCGGTGACGACCGTCCCAATCCCGCTGCCCGCACAGAAGAGGGCTGGAAGCGCGCCATCGCCAACGCCAACCGCCGCTTCGCCCGTTCTTGAGAGGAGAATCAGACATGACCGTTCTCGTGGAAACCCGGCATCCGGGGGAGTTCATCCTCTCGGAAGCCAACGGCCAGCGCTCGCGCGAGGCCATTACCATTGCGTCAGGTGCCGGCATCATTGCCGCCGGCACCGTCCTCGGCAAGATCACCGCCAGCGGAAAATACGTCGCCAGCGCAGCGGGAGCGACCGACGGCAGCGAAACCCCTGCCGCCATCGCCATCTACGGTGCCGATGCCACCATCGCGGATGTGACCGTCTCGGCCATCGTCCGCGACGCCGAGGTGAACGGCACCTGCCTCACCTACCACGCCGACCGTGACCAACCTGCCGAGAAGGCTGCTGCGAATACGGCCCTCGCCACCCTCGGCGTCATCGTGCGCTGATCCCGGAGACAATACACATGTCCATTCTCAACATCTTCACCCAGGACGCCTTCAGCGTCATGCGCCTCACGGACGCGTTGCGCGAGATCTCCTATGTCCCCTCGGCCATCGGCCAGATGGGCCTCTTCCAGACGGTGAGCATCGACACGCTCGACATCGCCATCGAGAAGGACAAGGCCCAGAACGGCATGCTGATCCAGGCAAGCCCCCGCGGCGGTCCCGGCCAGACCTTCGGCAAGGGCAAGCGCTCCATGCGCACCCTGAGGGTCCCCCACTTCCAGGTGGATGACGCCATCAATGCGGACGAGGTCCAGCAGGTAAGGGTCTTCGGCGAGGAGGTCGCCGTGGAGCGCCTGCAGTCGAAGATTGCCGAGCGCGCGGCGGAGGCCTCCCAGTTCTTCGCCCTGACGGAGGAGTACCACCGCATCAACATCCTCAAGACCGGCCGTCTTCTCGACGCCGACGGGGCGGTGCTGTTCGACTACTTCACCGAGTTTGGCGAGACCCCTGCCGCCGAGATCGACTTCGACCTCGACAATGCGACGCCGCCTGAGGGCGGACTCCGCAAGAAGTGCGCTGGCGTCATCCGCCAGATGGCAGCGACCCTCGACGGCATTCCCTATACTGGCGTCATGGCGCTGTGTGGGGATACCTTCTTCGACGACCTCATCGCCCACAAGGAGGTCCGCGACACCTACAAGGGCTATGCCGATGCGGCGAGCCTGAGGGGCGCCTACATCAACCCCGGTGCCGGCGGCCTTCACGGCTCCTTCGACTTCGGCGGCATCACCTGGGCCAACTACCGGGGCGGCGGCAGTGTCGGGATCGACACCAACAAGTGCCATCTCCTCCCCATGGGCGTGCCTGGTCTGTTCCGCACCGTCTATGGCCCGGCCGACTACATCGAGACGGTGAACACGCCAGGGCAGCGACTCTACGGCAAGCAGTGGGAGATGATGAACGGCAAGGGCGTCAATCTGGAGTTCCAGATGAACGCGCTCCATTACTGCACCCGCCCGCGCGTGCTGATCCCCGGCAAGCGAACCTGAGTCGGGCGCGTTCATGACCTCGGTCTTTGACGCCCTCGATGCGCTGGCGTCTGACGCGGCAATCGAGGGGTTCGGTGAAGAGGCCGTGCTGACTCCGCGCCGAGGCAATCAATATGTCGAGGCCGCCGCCGACGCAGATCGTATGGCGGTGAAGGTCAGGGGCATCTTCTCGGCCCTGGCCGCGTCCTCCGATCTCCGGGGGCAAAGCCGGGGTGGGGAGTTCACCGGAACGACGCGCGTCGTCTCCGAGCAGACAGCCTTCTGGATTGCCGCCGCGCAGGTTGCGGATCTTGGGTTCCGGCCCGCCAGGGGTGATCAGATCAAACTGCCGGAGCGATGCGGAAGCCCGAGCTACGCCATTTCCGCCATTCATCCGACCAGCATGGGCGATCTCAACCTTCTTCTCGTCCGGGAGGATGTTGCGGTGTGAGTGTTCGCGTTCCGCAGCGAAACATTGCGGGGGGCGATTGCGGGGGAGGGGCATGTTCCTGTCTGGAACATGCCCCGATCATGGCGTCGATCGGAAAACCTTCCAGTCTGGAAGGTTTTTGGCATTGAAGGAGTCTCTGCATGAGCCTCGCCCGTCTTGCCATGCGCATCGCTGCCGCCCGTGCGCTTCGCGGTGCGACGCTGGCGGAGGGGCGCGTCCATGATAGCGCCATCGCGCCCATCGATCAGACCATTGCTGAGGAGCGCCAGCCCATCCTGATCGTCACCACTGACGATCACGAGATGGATGTGACGGGGCGGGACCTGTTCCACGGGAATGTTTCCTGCGACCTTGTCATCGAGGCCGCCATTGCAGCGCGGGTCGAGATCGCGGGTGAGGAAAGCGTCATCACCATCCCGCATACGGACGAGGGAATGGAGCTTGCCCTGGATCTCATGGAGCATCAGGTCATGGCGGCGCTCATCCGAGAGCGTACACCATGGTCGCGCGTCTGGATGAAGCTTGTGCCGCGTATCTCGCGGCGTCTGTCGCGGCGCGGCGCCTCGGTCGAGAAGGGTGTGCGCTTTGCCGCAAGGCAGATTGTCCTCACCTGCGATCTGATCGAGGCCCCCACCGATGGCACTCCTATTGGTGAGGGCACGGCGTGGGCGGAACTGCTCACCGTTATGGAGGCCGACGCCGATCTGGCGCCGATTGCGCAGATGCTGCGATCGGAGATCGAAGGTACTCCTCTTGCCGACTGGCGGCGCGCCGCGAACATGCTGGGCATCCATCTGGAACCCGCAGACGCAATTGGCCTCGGGCCTGTGCTCGATTTATCGGAAGACCCGCAGACATTCGAGGAGGCCGAGATCGCGGGCGGCCCCGATCCTGTAATTGTCAACCACCACACCGCGCTGGCCCGCATCGCCGATGCGTGAGGTCGTGGAGCTTGCTGCCCGCATCGCTGAACTCGAGCGCCGCTTTTCGGGCGTCATGCGTCACGGGACGGTCGAGGAGGTCGATGCCGGCAAGCAGCGAATCAGGATCAACTTCGGGAAGGACATCGACGGCAATCCCTTCCTGTCGCCCTGGGTGCCCTACGCCCAGATTGCAGGTGCGTTGAAGGTTCACACGCCGCCTTCGAAGGGCCAGCAGTTCACGGCCTTGTCGCCCAACGGCGACTGGCAGCAGGCCGTGGCGCTGCCGATGACCTGGAGCGACCAGAACACGTCACCGTCATCGAAGGGTGATGAGAACGTCCTCACCTACGGAAACGTCAGCGCAACCATCAAGGACGGCCTCTGTGAGGTCGTTGTTGGCGCCGCCACCTTGAAGATCACGTCCGCCGCCGTGACGATCAAGGTTGGCGGCGTCAACGTTGAAGTGAGTGCCGCCGGCGTTGTCATCACCGGAGGTGAGGTCACGCACGATGGCAAGAATATCGGCTCCACCCATATCCACGGCGGCGTGGTACCCGGCGGCGGTCTGACCGACGTGCCGGCCAACTGAACTCCAGCAAAGGATTGACAGATGCCACGCTACGCCATCACCGAGAGGGCGGGCCCCTTCGTCGCGGCCCATCGCAACACCGGGGTAGGGACCGTTCTTGATCTCACCGAGCGCCAGGCCGGGCATGAGTTGCGGATAGGCACGCTGGTCCGGTTGCCCGAGCCTGATCAGAGCGCCACCGGCAAACCAGATGTCGCGCCCGTCATTGTCGCGGCTCCGACTGAACTCCCGACCACGCCGGTCAGTGAGCAGAAAACCGATGCAGTGGCGCCGTCGCGCAAGCCCAGGCGGTCCGCCACTTGAGCCTGAGCTATCTTTCCGTCTGCTCAGGCATCGAAGCAGCGACGGTCGCCTGGCATCCGCTGGGCTTCCGTCCGCTGGCCTTCTCCGAGATCGAGCCTTTCGCACGGGCGGTGCTCACCCATCACTATCCTGATGTGCCGCTGCATGGCGATTTCACGCTGCTGCGCGACGAGGACTGGATCGCTGGGGCCGACATCCTGGTGGGCGGAACGCCATGCCAGGGATTTTCGATCGCAGGCCTGCGCCGCTCTCTTGATGACGCCCGTGGAAACCTCACCCTCGAGTTTTTGAGGCTTGCCGATGCCATTGATGAACGCCGCGACCGAGAAGGCCTCCCACCATGCATCGTTGTCTGGGAGAACGTCCCCGGCGTGCTCTCGGTCCGCGATAATGCCTTCGGCTGCTTCCTCTCGGGGTTATCTGGAGAGGACACCCCCTTCGTTCCGCCACGGGGCAAATGGACGAACGCGGGTGTGGCTCTTGGACCCGCGCGCGCAGTCGCGTGGCGGATCCTCGACGCCCAATTCTTCGGACTGGCCCAACGGCGCCGTCGTGTGTTCGTTGTCGCAAGTGCTCGAGAGGGGTTCGATCCCGCGGCGATTCTTCTTGAGTTCGAAGGCCTGCGCCGGGATTCTCCGCCGCGCCGAGAAGCGTGGCAAGACCTTGCCGCCGATGTTGCATCAGGCGCTGACGAGCGTCGCAGCCACTGGGACGGCGTAGAACATCCGCATCCCACGCTGAACCAGTCGTTCAACACCGGCGCCATCGGCTACAGCAATCAGGAACTGTTCAGCCAGCGAGGCGCGGGACTCGTTGGTGAGGCTTCGACGGGAGAGATCAGCCACTGCCTGAACGCCGGCGGCATGGGACGGCAGGATTACGAAACCGAGACGCTGGTCACACACGCGCTCCGCGGTGAAGGCTTCGATGCGTCGGAGGATGGCACGGGCAGAGGCACCCCACTGGTTCCGGTGGCCTTCTCGGCCAAGGATCACGGCGCCGACGCCACGGAAGACCTTTCGCCCACGCTCAGGGCCATGCCGCATGATGCGAGCCATGCCAATGGCGGCGGCCAGATGGCGGTTGCCGTGCCTCTGCTGGAAGTCGGCAAGCGCACCGGACCGTCGTCGACCGATGACATGCGGGCCGGGCTCGGCATCGGCGAGGATGGCGACCCCATGTTCACCCTGCAGGCCGGGGCGCAGCACGGAGTCGCGGCCTATGCCTTCCAGGCAAGGATTGCCCGCAACGGGCGCGGCGACATGGGCGACCTCGTCAATGCCCTCACCATGTCCGGCGAGACGGGGAAGGGCGATACCGCGCCCTGCGTTGCGTTGCCAATGATGGTGCGTCGCTTGACGTGCGAAGAGGCGGAATCCCTGCAAGGCTTTCCGCGAGGATATACGCGCATTCCTTGGAAGAAGAGGTCCGCCGAAGACTGCCCCGACGGACCCCGTTACCGCGCGCTCGGCAATTCCATGGCGGTGAACGTCATGGGCTGGATCGGAGAGCGCATCAGGGCGATGGTTGAGAACGGGAAAGACGGAGTGGAGCCATGAGCACCAATCTCCGCGACCCCTCCGTTGGCCTCAATGCGGCGACCGGCGGCATCCTGACCGGCTGGGACCATGTGGTCCAGTCGCTTCGGGACATATTCGACACGCGCTTCGGCTCGCGCATCATGCGCGAGTGGTACGGGTCCTTCGTGCCGAACCTTCTGGGGCGTCTCATCACGCCCGACGAGGTGGTTCCCTACTTCGCGGCGATCACCTCGGCCATCGAGCAGTGGGAGCCGCGCTTCCGGGTGACAAGAATCGAGGCGGTGAAGGTGACGCGGGATGGGCAGTTGCATGTGTTTCTCGAGGGCGAGTACCGGCCTCGCGCCGTCTACGGCGACTTTACCGCTGCGGGCGCCAGGCGGCTTGACGCCTATGCCAATCCGGACGGCCTGCTGATCGAGAAGAGGCTGTCGGCATGAGTCGCTTCACCGCCATCGACCTCTCGGGCCTCGCACCGCCCGACATCATCGAGACGCTGGATTACGAGCAGATCGTCAGCGCGATGCGGGACGACCTCGTCGAGCGCTTTCCGCTCATCGCGGGCGTGATCGACCTCGAGAGCGAGCCCGCCCGCAAGCTGATCGAGGCCTTCGCCTACCGCGAGCTTCGTCTCCGGGCCCGCATCAACGATGCGGCACGGGCCGTCCTGCTGGCCTCGTCCTGGGGCACCAACCTCGATCATCTGGGCGCGCTCTTCGCCACCGCCCGGCAGGCGGGCGAGGATGACAAGAGGTTCCGCCGCCGCATCCAGCTGGCGCCCGAGGCCTTCTCGGTCGCAGGTCCCGAGGGCGCCTATCAGTATCATGCGCTGACCGTGGCGCCCTGGGCCCGCGATGTCTCGGCGGTGGCGCGCCGCCCCGGCGTGGTGCGTGTCACGGTGCTGAAGGAAGGTCCCGACCCTGTGCCTGCGCTCGCCGAGCGCGAGGCGGTCCGGCTCCACCTCAAGGACGAGGCCATCCGCCCGCTCACCGATGTGGTGGAGGTGCTGGCACCCGTCATCCGCCGCACCCGGATCGTGGCGAAGCTGACACTCTATCCCGGCCCCGATGGCGAGCTGGTGCGGCAGCGCGTGCTCGCCGCCGTCACCGCATGGGTGGAGAGGAACCGCATGCTCGGCATGAACCTCCGCCGCTCGGCGCTCTACGCGGCGTTGCATCAGGAGGGTGTGCATTCGGTCGACCTCGTCTCTCCGGCAGAGGATCTCGTGCTCGACGTCACCGAGGTCTACTCGGTGGACGCCATCGAGGTGAGCGTGAGTTCCAACCGCGATGAGTGACGCCATGACCCGGCAGACGCTGCTGTCGCCGAACCACACGCCCTTCGAGGAAGCTTTCGACCTCACGGGCGCGCGCATCGATGAGCTTCCCGTCGATGTGCGCAAACTGGTGCGGCCTAGGAATATCCCGTCCTCGCACCTGCCGTGGCTGGCATGGGGCCTCTCGGTCGATCTGTGGGAACCGGAGTGGTCAGAGGAGAAGCATCGCTCGTTGGCGGCCCGTGCGCTGCCGATGCATGCCCGGAAAGGGACGCAGGCGTCGATTGCGGAGCATATCCGCATCATGGGTGCCGAGCCCCGCCGCTTCATCGTGCCGCCGGCCAAGACTTATCTGATGGAAGGCTTCACGGAGGAAGAGCGGCAGGCCTTCCTCGCGCGCTTTCCGCAGCTCCGCATCTATCCCTTCGTCGCGCGGGGCACGTACCGCTTTGCGCACTTCACATCGGGGGCATTCGGCAGAGCGAAGGCGTTTCTGGACGCCTGCTGCATCAAGGACGTGGGAGCATGGTCACGCTACATCCGCACGGCGAGGCTGTGGGACCGCGGCGAGGAAGCGACGCTCACCATTCGCGCCGTGACGCCCGAAGGTATCGGAAGGTTCCACGCCGCCGAATTCGACGAGGTGGTGCTGGGCGCAAAGCCGACGAGGGCATTGCATCTCGATGCGCAGCCGAAGGCGAGGGCGTTTCTGGTAGACGATTTCGGGGTGGCGCAGCGGCTGATTCGTATTCCGCGCGATACCAGCTATTCCTATCGTCTTGGCCGCGAGACCTACACCACCGCGTGGCCCAACGCTGACCTCGTCGATGTGCGCCCGCAAATCGTGGCCGAGCGACACGAGGGACAGCCTGGTACCCTCTACGCAACACGCCGGCAGTTCATCTCTGGCAAGCACCTGCCGCCGTCCATCGCGTGGCAGTACATTTACGAGCGCTGGCACATCCACGATCCAGACCGCACGCCGGATGTACGATTGCGCTCGACACACCTCGGCTTCACGCGGCTCGGCATGCCGCCTTATCACGCCGAGATTCGCACCAGGATCTCAGGCACACAGGCCCCGCGCACCGCAGGTCTCTTCGTCACCGGTCACCTGATGACCGGCAACCGCAAACCCATCTCAGCCGTCCGCGAGGCGGTGCGCGTCTCGAAGTCGCTGCGGGACCGGATCCTGCTCGACACAAAGACATACCGATTCCCGCGCGTTGGCGACCGGCTCAAGGCCGGAACCGTGACGCTCGGACGCTTCATCGCGGCATAGAAGGACCAGGCACGTGGAACAGACCGTCATCTTCAGGGACCGGCAGGAACTGCAATCGGCCGATCTCAACAATGCCCAGGACTTCGCGCGGGCGTCCCTCGACCATGTGGTGAAGGACGCGATCGACGGCGGCAAGGCCTATACCGGCTTTTCCGCGTCGAAGACCGCGGCCACCGAGATCACCCTGTCGCCGGGGCGCTATTATGCCGGTGGCCAGGTCTTCGCCCGCAACGAGAACGTGGTCATCGACCTGTTCAACTCGCTGCCGCTGGTGACGAAGAAGCGGGTCGCCATCGTCGCCTTCGGCCAGTCCGTCGATACAGACGTCCAGCCCCGCGACTTCCTGATCGACGCCCAGCTCGGCAGCACCGAGCCCCAGGCGGTCGCCATGGAGAACATGCGTCGCGCCGAGCTCTCGGCGGTGGCGGGCGTGGAGGGCCCCGATCCCTCCTATCCCCCGACGGACGCCGCCACCGTGGTGATCTGTTACGCCGTCCTCGACACGGCGGGGATCGTCTCGATCGAGCAGTGGGCTCCCAGCCAGCTTCCCAACCTCAGGCTGGTGGCCAACCGGGTCTCGGCCCTCGAGGTGTGGCGCGGCCAGATCAGCGGCCAGGTCGATACGCTCCGCACTGACCTCTCGGCGCTGGCTGACCGTCTGGGGGCCTATGCGCTCAAGAGCGAGACGGTGGACCTGACCGAGCAGCTCGAGGAGCTCCGCCGCAAGGTCTACGAGCCCGGCGCCTACATCTATTACGGCACCAACCATTTCCTGACGGACGAAGGCTCCAACTTCGACCACCCTGCCTTCGATGCGATCGTGGGGGAGGGGGTGCGCTTTCCCGAGGCGGGCTCGGCCACTTCGGCCTTGGCGCTCCTCAACCCGAACAATGCCTTCGTGTCGGTCAACAACGGTTTCGTTCTCCCGAAGTACAGCCACGGCCTGCGCATGAACCTCGCCGGTTATTCGGGCGAGCTGCGCATGGCGCAGTACACCTTCGAGACCACCGCCATCCGCCAGCTGTTCCGCTCCCGTGAGCGCCGCCGCTACGGCGCAACGAAGCAGGTCTGCACCAATTCCGCCTGGTGGCGTCAGGGGATCTACGACCAGGCCGCCAGCACCTTCACCCGCAACGGCGAGACCTGGGAGGTGGTGAACGGCATCCCCGACCGCATGCCCAACGGCCAGTTCATCCCCAACGGCAACGTCCACTGGGTGCGCCTCACCCAGTTCTGGATCGACATCTTTCTCGAGCCCTACTGGGACCGGGTGACCGCTACCACCACCTTGAACGGCCAGCAGGTGGCTCAGACCTTCCTCAACTCGCAGGACGGCTGGCTCACCCAGGTGGGAGTGTATTTTAGCCGGAAGGCGGCGGCGGGCGATGTCCATGTGCTGGTCTGCGAGACGGCCTTCGGCATGCCGGACCTCTCCCGGGTGATTTCCCGGACCGTGCTGCCGGTGGCCGACATCCAGGTCGGGGCCGTCGCCGCCAACGCCGCCCTTCCGGCCCTTCTGGAAACCACCGTCCCCATCATCCCGGCCTATCTGGTCTCCGGACGCCGCTATGCCATCGTGCTGGTGACCACGGGCGACCATTACGTCGCCATGACCAATACCGACAACGGGATTGTCCAGGGCACCTTCTTCGTCTCGACCGACGGGGCCTTCTTCGCCGGCAATCTGGTCGACGATCTCAAGATGCGGCTCTACTTTGCCAAATTCGAGCGCTCCCGCCTCTCGGTCGAGCTGAGCCCCCTGCAGCTGGCGGGTGGCATACTCGATCTCGACATCCTGAACGAGGGCATCACGCCCCCGGCCTGCCGCACCGATTTCGAGGTGCAGGTGAACGGCGCCTGGATTCCGCTCGACGGGGCGCCCAATGGCCCGAACCTCTCGGGGCTCCCGGCCATCCTGCCGCTGAGGGTGACGCTCACCGGCACCACCGACCTGATGCCGGGCTTCGGGCTGAGCAACTCGCAGGCCATTGTCAGCCGGTCCAAGACGGCCTTCACCTGGATGGGCGAGACCCGGACACTGGGCTCTCCCACCACCAGCATCAAGATCATCACCGATCTTCAGGCATTCGATGAGACGAAACATGATTGCACCGTGACCTTGCTGTCCGGCGCGGACCTGTCCGGCAGCGAAACCGCAGATGTGGTCGAGGACGTGCTTCTCGCCAACGGCGCGATCCGGCGCACTTCGGTGTTCAACCTGACGGCGGTCAGCACCTATGCGGTGCGGATCGTCGGCTCCACCACCAGTGCGGCCGAGCAGTTCCTTGTCGCGGAACTGATCGAGTTCGCCCAGTCGTAAGAGCTACAGGCAGGAGAGACATGATGGCCAGCAAGCCCACTCATTACAGGATCACCGTCAACAGGCCATTGGAGGTGGCGAACGCCCGCTTCCGCCCGGGTGCGCGCTACACCGTCAAGGCCGCCGTCCACGATACGCTTCGCGAACAGGCGGCGGATGCCATCGCCACCGCCGAGCCGATGCTGATGGAGTGACAGCGCCATGTTGAGGTTCGAGGATCTCCGGGTCCGCGACAGCCAATCGCTCGACCGGGACTTCTTCAACCGGCGCTTCCGGCTGATCGCCGAGGCGCTGGGACAGCTGGGAACCGAGGTGACCTCGGTCACCACCGACACCGACCGGCTCGTCACCCTCGGGCTGACCCGGGTCAACGAGGTCCTGGGGCCGCTGCTCGCCAGGCTGCAGGCCGCCGCGGAAAACGGCTTCCTCGTCGCCGCCTCCGACACGCCGCTCACTGTCACATCCGGCCTGCAAACGACGCTGGTGATTGCCAGCGAAGCCGAACGCGACCTGTTCACGCCGACGCCCTATGTGCTGCTGACCCGCCGGGCGGAGGACACGGAGCATGATTACGCCGTGCTGCGGGTCGAAGGGTATGACCGCACCAGTGGCGGCCTCGCCTTCGAGGTGGTGCTGGTCAATGGTGCCATCGGCGATGCCGTGCATGACGACTGGGTGATTTCGGCGACGGCGGGCATCAGCGTCGCGGTGCTGGAAGCCGCCACATCTGTGCAGGCGACCCTGGCGCTGGCCCAGCAGGCGGCGCAGGACGCTGCTGAGGCAGCTGCGACGGCGGAATCGGTTCTGGCCTCGGGCCCTGTCTCGTCGGTCAATGGCCGAACGGGCGCCGTGGTGCTCGGCATGTCCGACATTGCCGGCCTGGTGAGCGCGCTCGCCGCCAAGGCCGACAGCAGCCACGGCCACACCATCGCGCAGGTATCCAACCTGCAGGCGACGCTCAATGCCATCAGCGATGGCGGAGCCTACTGAGCACCCGGAAACAAGGCGAGGAACGAACATGACGCAGTCGCTCATCGAGCAGCTGTCGCAGAAGGTAGCGATCGGCGGCGTGAAGGACATCGAGGTGACCGGCATCGTGGAGGATGGCGCGGGCGGCTGGATCCGCTCGGTTCGCTTCCATGGCACGCCCGCATCCGGCACGAACAAGGCGCTCGTCCTCGAGGTGTTGCTCCAGTCCACCGAGAAGGCCGACCTCGCCATCACCACGCCCGAGATCGATTTCTGATCGGGTTCCACTCCGCCTTCTGAACCCGTCCAGACCTCTCAACACCCGTCCCGCGGTAATTCCGTGCGGCGGGTTTTCTGCAATGGAGACCTTCCATGTCTGATCCGACTTTTGGCATTTCGATCACGCGGATCGACAATGAACCGCGTCCCGCCGTCTACAGCGACATGTCGGTGGTGGGCCTCATCGGTACCGCGCCCGAGGCCGATCCGGCGTTATTTCCGTTGGATACGCCAGTGTTTCTCTATTCCGACGATGTCGCAAAGCGTACGGCACTCGGCACACCAGGCACCATTCACGATGCCCTCACCCTGATCAATGCTCAGCTGGGCGAGTTCCAGGTCGCGGCCAAGGTTGTCGTGGTGCGGGTGGAGGAGGGCCTTACCGCCGACGCGACCATTGCCAACATTGTGGGGGATGGAATTTCCACCGGCCTGGAAGCCTTCGTTCAGGCGGGGCCGCTACTCGGTGTCATCCCGCGGCTCATCTGCGCGCCCGGCTTCACCAGCCAGCGGACGGGAACCGATGCCAATGCCGTCTGCGCCGCTCTGCCTGCGCTCTGCAACAAGCTTCTCGCCCATGCCGTGGTGGACGGCCCTGCTACCACCGAACAGGCCGCCATCGATTGGCGCGAGACGATTTCCTCGAGCCGGCTCATTCCTGTGGATCCGGCCGTCCGCGTCATGGCGGGAACCGAGGTTGCAGTGATGCCGCTTTCGCCGGCCGTCATCGGCATCGGCGTCAGGCGCGACCACGAGAAGCAGGGCCGTCCCTTCCATTCCTGGGCCAACCAGCCGGTCGCGGGCATTGTCGGCCCGTCGCGGCCGATCAACTTCTCGCTGACCGATGGCGCCACCGAGGGTCAGCGCCTTCTCTCGCACAATGTCGGGGTCCTTCTCCGTGGCGAGCTGGGCGTCGAGACGGCCATCGCCTCCGGCGGATTCGTCTATGTGGGCACTGACAACGCCGGCGAGGATGATCTCTGGCGCTTCTACAACGTCACGCGCGGGAGGGATTACATCCACCTGATGTTCCTGCGCACACTCAGGTTTTATCTCGGACGCTTCAATCTCACCGGCCAGACCATCCAGGCGGTGCTCAACACAATGGGCTTCGCCATGCGCGACCTCAAGGCCGATAGCGACATCCTCGGCTACGAGGTCAAGTTCACGCGGGACCAGAATTCGCCGGAAGAACTGCGGCAGGGCCGCTTCACGGTCAGTTTTGCGGCCGAAGAGGCGCCGGTGCTCCGCTATCTCGGCATCCAGTCCGCGCGCTACCGGCCGGCCCTCGATGCGCTGCTCGACGACCTGCTTGCCCAGGTCGATGCCGTTACCGGCTGATCGCCACACAACAAGGAGGAATTTCCATGAGCACAATCCACGTCATGGAGGCGGCAAATCTGTTCGCCGGCGATCACGACCCCACCGCCTCGAAGCATCTCACACTGGCCGAACTCAAGCTGCCCACCCTGCAGGAAATGTACCAGGACCATCATGCCGGCGGCTCCCGCGTCCAGATCGAGGTGGCGGTCGGCATCCAGAAGCTCGAGCCCACCTTCAAGCTCAATGGCTGGGATCCTGAGCTCCTCACGCAGTTTGGCCTCGGCTCGTCCCGCCAGAAGGTCTTCACAGCCTATGGCGTGATCCGCGACAAGCGGACCGGCATTGCGATCGAATCCAAGGCCATCATCGAGGGTCGCCTCGGCAAGATCGAGTCCGACGCCTTCCAGCGAGGCGAACTTCAAGGGCACGAATACGCCATCAACGAGGTCATGCACTACGAGCTCTGGTTCAATGAGAAGGAAAAGCTGTTCTGGGACTTCTTCTCCTCCGAGTGGCGCCTCGACGGCGTCTCGCAGAACGATGACGAACGCCGCATCCTGCGTGTCCAGCGCTGAATGCCTGACTTTCCGGAGATGACAGCATGACCGATACTGCCCGCGTGAAGCTTGTTCGCCCCTTCAGGGTGGAGGAGCGCATGATCACCGAAGTCACCATTCGCCGGCCCAAGGTAAGAGACCTCCGGGCATTGGAGAAAGTCAGGGAACCCGGCGCTACGGAACTCGATCAGAGCATCGCCATGACAGCCACGCTCTGTGATCTGCCGACCGAGGCCATGGACGAGATGGACGCCGCCGACTTCGCGGCGGTCTCGGAGGTGCTCGGGAGTTTTTTGCCCAAACCCCCGGCGTGAGCGGCTGGCGCGGGGTCGTTGCGGACACCGCGCATGTGCTTTCGACCCCGGTGACGGCTTTCGACGACATGGACTGGGTCGAGGTGCTGCTCTGGCACGCAGAGGCACGGCGCCTGACCGGTGGCAGGAGGGAATGACTGATGGCGAATCAGACCACCCAGCTCATCGTTGAACTGCTCGACCGGGTGTCGGGCCCGGCGCGCGGCGTCGCCAACAGCCTGCGCGGCATCACACGTTCGGTCCGGGATGCCACAGGCGGCCCCATCACCATGGCCGACAGGCTGGACGCCGCCATCGCCCGCAACAACCGCGCCATCGATGCTGCGCGCGGGCGCATGCTCGATGCTGTGGGCACCCTCTACGTGCTCAAGACAGCGCTCACCGCGCCGGTGCAGTCGGCGCAGGAGCTCGAACGGGCGCTCGCCGAATTGGGTGCCAAGGGCAATCTCTCGGTCCGGCAATTGAAGGAGATCGGCGACGCGGCGAAGGCCACGTCGGGTCAGATCAACCAGTTCACCACCGACATCGTCCGGGCGCAGGACTTCCTTGTCGGCATGGGCCTCGACGTCGAACGCTCCACCCGGGCCATGCCGTCGATCGGCAAGGCTGCGACGGCGACCGGCGCCAGCCTCGAGGACCTGTCGAAGGCGGGCTTTGCCGCCATGTCGAACCTCGGCGTGGGAGCGGAGGACCTTGCCCGCTCCTTCGATATCATGGCGGCGGCCGGCAAGGCGGGCGGCTTCGAGCTGAAGGACATGGCGCAGTATCTGCCCTCGATCACCGCGTTGGCCAGTTCCAAGGGCATGACCGGGCAGCAGGGCCTTGGCCAGATTGCGGCAGCCCTGCAGATCGTCAGGCGCGGAGCCGGCGACAGTGCCGAGGCCGCGACCAACTTCAACAACATCCTGCAGAAGATCAATTCCAACGATGCCATCAAGAACTTCAAAAAGAAGGGCATCGACATCCAGAAGGTCCTGAAGGACGCGGCGGCAAAGGGGGCGGACCCACTCGAAGCAGCACTTCGCGCGATAAACAAGGCGCTCAGTGGCGACATGTCCCGCATCGGGGAACTGTTCTCCGACGCCCAGGTGCAGAAGGGCCTGCTGCCACTCCTGACCGGACTCGACGATTACATCCGGCTCCGCGACGACGCGTCGAAAGCGACGGGCGTGGTCGATGCGGATTTCCTGCGCATGATGGGGACCGGCGTCGAGAAGATGAAGGCGTTCCGGATTGCCATCCAGAACCTGCAGACCAGCATCGGCAGTGCGCTGATCCCGATCCTCGGGAGCGCCGCCGGGGCGCTGAAGCCCCTTGTCGAAGGCCTGATCTCCATTGTCGACGCGCATCCCCGGATCGCTGGCGCTCTTGTGGCCATCACTGCCGGCTTCGTCGGCCTCAAGGCGGCGATGGCCGGGCTCTCCTATCTGGGCCTGATGGGCAAGGGCGGGATGCTCGCCACCCTCTCATTCGCGGTGAACACGCTCGGCGGGTCCTTCACGCGCCTCAAGGAAGGTGCGAGCGGAATGATCGCCCTCCAGACGGCGCTGGCCGGCATGGAGGGGCTGAAGATGACCGGCCTCCAGACCGCGGCGGCCGGTCTTCGCGGCATGGCGCTCGCCGTTCCGGGTGTTTCGGGCCTCGCCTCCGCCATGACGGCCGTCGGCGTGGCTCTGGCGACCGTCTCGGCTCCGGTCTGGGGGACCATCGCGGTGGCGGTCGCTGCTGTTGCCGCGGCGGCCCACACCCTCTGGAAATACTGGGACCGCATCTCGTCCTTCGCCGGCGGTTTTGCGAGTGTGCTGCTCACACAGCTTCATCCGGCCTTCGCGGAACTCGAGCCGGTGATGCGACCGCTGGCCGGGCTGGGGCGGGCAATCGGGGACGGCTTCTCGTGGGCTTACCTAAAGCTGCAGGAGTTAGGGACCTGGATCGGCTCCTTCTTCTCCCGCGAGGTCCTGAACGAGGGCCAGAAGCAAGCGTACGCCCAGGCGGGTTCCGATCTGGCGAACGCCATGATCGAAGCCATCAAGAGCGCCTTCAATGGTCTCCTCGCATGGTTCTCGACGCTGCCATCCCGGATTGTCGCCGCCATCGGCAGCATCGATGTGTCGGGCCTCATCAAGTGGCCGTCCATGCCGTCGTGGCTGGGGGGCGGCAGTACCGAACCCGCGCCAGCGATGAGCGTTCCGGGAAAGGCCACCGGCGGTCCGATCTCCCGCGGCTCCACCTACATGGTAGGCGAGCGTGGGCCGGAACTCATCACCGCCGGGAGGTCGGGATACGTCAACAAGGCCGGATCGGCTGCCGGCGGCGGCATGACCGTCAATCAGACGATCAGCTTCAGCATCGCCGGCAGAGCCGACGAGGATGTCGTCGAGAAGATCCGCCGTGTAATGCGCGACGAAGTCCGCGAGATCTTCCGCGGTGTCTATGCCGATGCCGGTTTGAGGTTCGCCTGATGCTGATGACGCTGGGCCCCATCCGCTTCGAGGTCTATCCGTTCAACGCAACGGAATACGACCATGGCCACGAATCAAGCTTCGTGGAAAAGCCTGTGCTCGGCGCCCGGCCGCCGCTGGAATGGGTGGGCGAGGGGGCCGAGAGCTGGTCGATCCGCGCCATCATATTTCCGCACAGGTTCGGCGGTCTTGGCGATCTCAAGAAGCTCTACCAGGCGCGGGCTGGGGGCAGGCCGCTCTACCTCATGCGCGGCGACGGGGCGCAGATGGGCTGGGTGGTGATCGAGAGGGTGTCCGAGCGGTCCAGCTATCTGGACGCCGAAGGCATCGGCCGGGTGATCGATGTCGACATCGCGGTGCGCCGCGCGGCGAAGCCGTCGAACGGCTCCTTCTTCTCTGTGTTCTCGGGGATGTTCTCATGATCGTCGAGCCTGTCACGGTCGAGGGTGAGTTCATCACCGTGTCGCTCATCGTCTGGCGGCGGTTCAAACGTCCCATGCCCGGGCTGGTCGAACAGATCCACGACATCAATCCGGGGCTCAGCGAGCTTGGCGCCTTCCTGCCTATCGGCACGAGTTTCGACATGCCGGTGCCCACGCCCCGTGCGCCGGCGATCCTCGAAACGATCAGACTGTGGTGACCCTTCATGTCGAAGCGCGCGGCGTTCATGGTGACTGTGGCCGGGACCAACATCACGACCACGCTGCTGCCGGTGCTGATCTCGCTCTCGGTCTCGGACAAGGTCGGCACCCACTCCGATACGGCGAGCCTCGAGATCGACGACACCGATGGCCGCATCGTGCTGCCGCAGATCGGTGCCCCGGTCGTGGTGGCGCTGGGTTGGGAGGGCGAGGGGGTGCGGGTCGTGTTCACCGGTACGGTGGACGAAGTGAGGTCATCGGGCTCCCGCGGCAGCGGTCGCACACTGTCGATCTCGGCGAAGGGCATGGACACCACGAAGAAGCCGAAGGAAGGTCAACAGCGCCATTTCGACGACAGCACGGTCGAGGACATCCTGAAGCAGGCGGGGGAGAAGGCTGGCGTGACCGAGATCGAGGTCGATCCGTCGCTGGCCTCGATCAGCCGCAAGTATTTCGAGATGCGGGACGAGAGCTTCATTCACATGGGCGAGCGCCTCGCCCGCGAGATTGGCGGCAACTTCCGCATCCAGGGCACACGCGCCGTCATGTCGAAGCGCGGCGGGAGCTACACCGCGGCGGTCATCGCTGCCTGGGGACGTAACCTCCACGGCTGGGACATCTCCCCGGCGCTGGGACGGACGCAATATTCGCAGGTCCGGGCCCGCTGGTACGATTCCAGGAAAGCCGAATGGCAGGAGATGGAGGAGAGCACATCTCTCGCTGTCGATGCCCGGCACGATCATCGCTACGCGAAGCCTGATGAAGTCGAAGCGACGCAGCAGACCGCCTCCGACAGGGCGACATCGGAGCGCGATGCGGGCGAGGGCAGCATCACCATCGAAGGCAATACCGCCGCCATTCCCGACGGGCTCTGCATCGTCACAGGGGCCAGGCCCGGCGTTGACGGCCCCTACCGCATCGAAAGTGTCACCCACAGCTATTCGCGGGGCGGGGGTTTCGTCACGCAGCTCAGCCTGAAGCAGCCCGGGCCGGGCGCCTCGCCGGATACGTAAAAGGAGGGTCCCGCATGGTGCAGGACTGGACCGGGGACATTCCCACGGTGGTTTATTTCGTGGTGGGGCTTGGCGGCCTCGCAGGTGCACTTCTCGCCATGGTGAAGCTGAAGGAGGCGCTCGTTCCCGACGCCAACAGCCAAGTGACGAAGGACATCGCCGCCATCAAGGCCGACATCCACGACATCCGCGCCCGCGTCGGCATGCTGGAACTCGACGTCGCCCGCATCGACCAGCCATCGATCGCCAAGCGCTTCGACGCCCTCGAGGGCAAGATCGACAAGTTGTACGACTTCCTGCTCGAGCGCCTGACCAAGCTGCCGTCCTGAGCGGCCACGAGCCTTTCTCTCATCGAGTTTTCAGACCCAACCCATCCGGCGGCCAGAGCGCATCGCCGGAACAAGGAGGCTTTTGCCCATGACCCACATGACCATCGCCCGCGGCTATCTCGGCACCAGGGAGCTGAAAGGCTCCGCCGGCAACCCGAAGATCATGGAGATGTACCGTACCGTCGGCCACCATTGGGTGGAACATGATGAGGTGGCCTGGTGCGCCGCCTTCGTCGGGCATTGCCTCGAGAAGTCAGGCATACCATCGACGCGCAAACTCAATGCAAGGTCCTACCTCACCTGGGGCGAGAAGGTCGCCGGCCTCGAGCAGGCGCGGGAGGGCGATGTCGTCGTGTTTACGCGCGGTACGTCCGCGGCGACGGGCCATGTCGCCTTTTTTCTCAAGACCACCGGCCAGCAGATCGAGGTGCTGGGCGGCAACCAGTCGGACGGCGTCACAGTCGCGCGCTATGCCAAATCCCGTCTTCTCGGCATCCGGCGGTCTCTGCGTGCCGACGCACCACAGCGCCCGGAGATGAAGGTCGTCCAACAGCAGTTGAAGGACTTGGGGTATTTCGAGGTGGGCAACGTCGACGGGCGCTACGGCCCCCGCACGCGAGCTGCAATCCTCGCCTTCCGGGCCGACAACGGGCTCGGCCTCAGCCCGGATGTGGATCCGGTGTTGGCAGAAGCCCTGCAGCGCGCCAGGCCACGTGCCGTTTCGCGGGAGCGGGCGGAGGGCAAGCCTGAGGATTCGCGCATCGTGAAGGCGGCGGATGCCCAGATCGCCACCGGCATTGTCGGCATTGCGGGCGCTGCCGCGACCGTTGTTGCCCCCGCCGTCGAAACCGCCGAGCGGGCAAAGGACATGACTGAGCGCACCGTGGGGCTCCTGAACCTGACGGACTGGCTGCTGCCGGTGCTGCCCTGGGCGGGTGCCGCAATCTTCCTGATCGTCATCTTACTTGCGTGGAAGGCGAAGGCCGCCCGCATCGAGGATTACCGCACGGGGAAGACGCCATGACGGGGTTTCCCATTTCGATGTTTGGCGCCGCCTGGTCCCGCCTGTCGGGCTGGGCCGTGCTGGCGGCGGGCGTTCTCGCCGCCCTCGGCATTGCGTGGCTCAGGGGCCGCGCCGCCGGCAGGGCTGCCTGGGAGGCGAAACGGCAGGCCGCGCGTGAACGAGCAACCCAGCAAGCAGGGGAGATCCGGCATGACGTTCAGAACAGCAGCGATCCTGCTCTCGATCGCCGTCTCGACCGCTGGATGCGCGACTGATCCGCGGCTGAAGAGCGACTGCGACTGGGCCCAGCCCATCCGGCCTTCACGGTCTGATGTGCTCACCCGGCAGACGAAGGAACAGATCCTGGCCCACAACGAGGCGGGGGCAAAACTCTGCGGGTGGCGGCCATGAGCGTCAGCGTCGCAGACGGGCCCGCAATCGTTGCTGGTTATGAGTACAGGCTGCAGCTGGAGGCCGACAGCCCGGTGTTTCCGGTGGGCTGCACGCTCGCGGCGCAGGTGCGGGCCAAGGTCAGCGACAGCGCCATCATCGCAGCCCTCACCACGGCAAACGGTGGCCTCGAGCGGATCTCCGATACCGTCGTGGAGATCGCCATTCCGCCCGCCGCGACAGCGAATCTCCCGCCGGGCAGCGTCGTCATGGACATGGTGCGCACTGATCTCGAACCAGACCGGCATCTCAACTTCACCCTCGAGATCCCCGTCATCCGCCCGGTCACGCGAGGCCTGTGATGGCGGGGAAGATCGAACTCGCACCACATACCGGCCCGATCCGAATCCAAGTGTCGGGCAGCGAGATGGTCAGGGTGCGGGTCAGCAGCGTGCCTATCGCCGTCAGGGTTCTCGGGCTTCCCGGTCCGCAGGGCCAAGCCGGCGCGCCAGGCTCCCCCGGCCCGCAGGGGCCGCCCGGCAGCCTCGACCATGGCATCGCCATCGACGGCGGCAATTTCTGACTCCTGAAAGGTAGAACTATATGGCGAACGTCATCCGCATCAAGCGCCGCGCGTCCGGCAACACCGGCGCACCCGCCGCCCTCAAGTCGGCCGAACTTGCTCACAACGAGGTCGACAACACGCTTTACATCGGCAAGGGTGACGACGGCTCCGGGAATGCCACGACCATCGTGCCGATTGGCGGCAGTGGCTCCTTCACCGATCTCTCCACCGCGCAGACCATTGGCGGCGCGAAGACCTTTTCGACCGTGCCGAAGTCTTCGCAAGACGCATCCGGCAGTACCGATCTTGTTCGCAAGAGTCAGCTCGACACGCTGCTCGCGACCAAGGCGCCGCTCGCCTCACCGGCCCTCACCGGCACGCCGACTGCACCCACGGCGGCGGCCGCCACCAGCACCACCCAGATCGCCACGACCGCCTTCGTGCAGGAGGCCCTGTCGGCGGCCGGCGCCGGCGACATGTCAAAGTCGGTCTATGACACCACCAACAACGGCAAGGTGGACGTCGCCGAGACCGCCGAGGCGGTGCCGTGGACGGGTGTCACGGGCAAGCCTTCGACCTTTACGCCCGCGACGCATGCCCATGCCACATCGGACATCACGGGGCTCGATGCGGCGCTGGCCGCGAAGGCCCCGCTGGCCTCGCCAGCCCTTACCGGCACGCCCACCGCGCCGACAGCGACAGGTGGAACCAACAGCACGCAGATCGCCACCACGGCCTTTGTCGCAGCGGCGATCACGGCGGTGATCAACGGCGCGCCGGGTGCTCTCGACACGCTCAATGAACTGGCCGCGGCGCTTGGCAATGATGCGAGCTTTGCCACGACCATCACCAATGGCCTAGCGGAGAAGCTCGCCAAGGCGTCTAACCTCTCCGACCTGACGAATGTGGCAACAGCCAGATCGAACCTCGGCCTCGGCACCATGGCCACCCAGAACGCCAACAGCGTGAACATCACGGGCGGCACCCTCGACGGCGTCACCATCGACGGCGGCACGTTCTGACGCGCATCCTTTCGATTCTCCCAGCCAGACTGCACCTGAAAGGGGCCCCCCTATGGGAATCAAGCTCAAACGGTCGGCGGTCGCCAGCAAGGTGCCTGTCGTCGCCGACCTCGAACTGGGTGAGCTCGCGGTCAATACGTTCGACGGCAAGCTCTATCTCAAGAAGAATGACGGCACCGAAGCCATCGTCGAAGTGGGTCCGGTGCGCTCGGTCGCCGGCAGGACGGGTGCCGTTGCCTTAGGCATCGCCGACGTCGCCAGCCTGCAGACTGCGCTCGACGGCAAGCAGCCGGCAGGCTCATATGCGGCCGCCTCGCACACCCACGCCATCGCCAATGTGACGGGCCTGCAGGCAGCGCTCGACGCCAAGGCAAACCTCGCTGACATCTTGGGCAGGCAGTCCATCTGGGTGCCAGCACCTGCGATGCATGACAGTGGCAACGCGCCGCTGACGACCATCTGGCCATCGGGCGGCTCCGGTTACAGGGTGCTGTTGCTGGATCCCTTCGGAAACGAGGGGGCCTACTTCTCCGTCCAGATGCCCAGGAGCTGGAACAAGGGTCCGCTCACCGCCAGGTTTGTTTGGAGCCACGCTGCCACCAGCACCAGCTTCGGGGTTAGGTGGGAAGTCTATGCCATAGCAACGGGTGACGGGGAGAATCTCGCAGGGATTTCCTGGAGCGCCGTTGCCAGGGTGACGGATACGGGCGGCAACACGGACCACCTGTACATCTCACCCGAAACTCCCGCACTTGCGCCCGAGGGCACGGCTGGAGATGAAGACCTGGTTTCCTTCTATGTGGGCCGCCAGGCCACCGACGCCGCCGACACCATGGCAATCGATGCCCGGCTGCATGGCGTCTTCCTCTACTACACCACCAGTGCCGCGAAGGATAACTGAGCCATGCTCCGCGTCAATCAGCTGATCGGGTTCGGAGCGGGTGGCGGCAGGCCCGGACCCTATTCCATGTCCTATGCCGGCAGAAACCTCTCGTCCGGCCTGACGCGCACCGTCAGCTTCGACATCGGTCCATACTATTCAGACAGGATCGTGTTCATCGGGGGTGTGTCGGGCCTCAGCCAGGGCATCACCTCCTGCTCCGTCAACGGTGCGGCTTGCGCCAAGGTCGGTGGGGCGACCTCCTATTCCGTCCGCGAGTTCTGGCGTGTGGTGGCGCCACCCGGAGAAGGCTCCGTCCCCATAACTGTCAACTGGACCGCCTCGACCTCGAGCCTCTTCGCCGTCTGGGTTCTCGGCGGCGGCGCGGGCTTGAGCCCCATCTTCGATGTGGCCTCCGCCGCGGGAAACAATACGAACAGTGCAACGGCGAACTTCAGCACCCCCGGCGCCGTCAACGAATTTGCCCTGATGCTCGGCTCCAAGCCGATGGCGTCCGTCGGCGCCTTCGACGGGTTCAACACGGACCTCGACAACCCGAGCACGTCCTTCGTGGGCGTCTCGTACAATGGCGGCGGGTGCGGTGGCGGCTTCATTGGGCCAAACATCACCTATGAAGCGAACGTGTACGTCCAGGCCTACGGCTCTGACAGCTCCAAGCCCATCAACGTGCTGGCCATCAAGTTCGGAAAGACTCCCTGACCATGACGGAATTTGCACTCCTGATCGACGGCGCCCTCAGGGAAATCCGTCAGTATGACGAAAGGCCAGCCGACATTCCGCACAAGAAGGTGTCTTGGCATCCGGTGGTCCGGGACGAAGGGGCCACCGCATTCACCGGACTCGAGAACGGCAACTGGGTGATCCGCGCGGCGCTGCCGACGCTGGAAGAGCTTCGCGCCCAAAAACTCGCGGAGCTTGCCGCTCTCCGCTGGGAGAAGGAGACGGGTGGCACCCTGTTCAACGGCATGCCTGTCGCCACCGACGCGGTAAGCCAGACCAAGTACATCGGCGCGGTGGTCGGCGCACAGATCGACCCCAATGCTGTCATCAACTGGAAGATGGCGGACGGCGCATTTGTCACTCTCGATGCCCAGGCCATCACGGCGGTGGCGATGGCGGTGCGGGCGCATGTGCAGGCGTGCTTTGACGGGGAGGCGCTGCTGAAAGGAGACATCGAAGCTGCCACCACGGCGGAAGAGATTACGGCAGTCGATCTGAACATCGGATGGCCGTGA